TTAGATCTGGGTGACTCCGGCGCTGTCGGAGTCGAGCCAAGTCGGGAGGGTCGCCTCTTTCTCGTCCCACGTGGTGCCTGCTGCGGCCTCCCAGGCGTCCCAGGACGTGCTGGCGGGCTCGACGACCAGCTGGTGGCCCGCGGGGATCGTTGAGGTGCCCAGGACGGCTGTACGGACCGCCTCGGTGTCCTCGCCCGGGATGTCCGAGGCCCTCATGTACAGGATGAGCGTGTGGGTCTCCGTCGTCGAGGGCCGCACCCAGGCCACGGAGCCGGGGTAGAGGACGTGCACGGCCTCTTCGATCTGGGCGCGCGTGCCGACGGCGGTGCGTCCGATTGTTACGACGGCGCGGATGCGCGCGCGGAGCTGCGGCAGGGGTAGCGCTCGCTGTGCCGGCGGCAGGCCGAGCATGAGCGCCAGCCAGCGGACCGCGCTGTCGGGGGCCCGGTCCGGGTCGGTGTAGACGCCGTCGTAGAGATCGTCGCTGATCTGCCGGAAGCCGTGTCCGATGTCGCCGGGCCCGTCCATCCAGCGGCGCAGAGGGAAGCCGCCTTCGGCGAGGTTCTGCCCGACGTCGAGGGTCTTGTAGACCTCGGGCAGACTCTCCCACCAGCGGTCCGTCCACTCGCGTGTGGTCCCGTACGTGGCCGCCGAGGTCGAGGCGTTCGGAGTGCCTGTCCACGAGTGCGTGTACCAGGACCCTGTCGCGCTGATCGAGCGGCGCGGGCTGTCGCCGTCGAAGTAGTGGGCGACGGCGTCGAGGGCCTCCTGCTGGGTGGCCCCGTACGTGACGATCACACGCCGGGCTAGGAAACCGAGCTTCTCGACCGATTCGGTGTTGGTCGGCCAAAGCTGAGTACGAACGACGCCTCCGCCGCCGACGACCTGCACGGCGGCTTGCACTCGAGTGAAGCTGGCCTGGGTCACCGGGGCCGCGACCACGGTTTGCGGCGTGCTGTTTCCGCTGATGCCCTGGATGACGATGCGGAAGTTGTCGGCGCACCACTGGTCCAGGGCCTTGATTTCAGCGCTGATGGCCAACCATTCGCCGCCCTGGGGCTGAAATTCGGCGGGCCGCGCATAGAACGAGTTGGTAGTCGGAGTCAGGGGTGAGACCTTCAGTGCTGGAGATCCCTCGTTGACTACACCCTCAAGGAGCGTTCCAGAGGTACTCACCCAATGCTCCAGCCCTTCGGGGCGCGGGTTGGTGACGAGGTTCTGGCGGTTCGCGGCCATCAGTTGACCTCGATGGTGACGGTGCCGAGGGTGGGCAGGGGTGCGTCGCCGGACAGCGGGACAGTGTCCGAGGCCATGGTGACCATGGCAACCTGCGGGAGGCTGCCGACGAGGGCGATGAGCGCGTACTGGGCGACTTCGGGCGCCCAGTCCCACGTCGCCGGGTTGATCCAGTCGCGGATCGCGGCGTCGACAACGGCCTGCACGTCGGCGGGCGCGTTGCCCGCGGCGGCTTGCACGGTGACGGACACGTCGACGTTCGTGTAGGTCGGGTCGATCACGTGAAGCGTCAGCGAAGCCAGCATCTTCAGACCAAGCGCCGCCTCGACGTCCTGCCGCAGCTCGGCGCTGATGACCTGGCCGTCGTTGTTGGCCACGGCGACCGACACGTGTCCGGGCTTCTCCACGCCGGGCTCTGACGGGTCGTGAAGGTTCAGCACCCGGGCGCGTCCGATACCGGCGATGGCGCGCGCCGCGTACTGGAAATCCTCGGGTAGCACCAGCGTTGAGTTCAGGGTCGAGAGCGTGGCTGTGGCCCGCGAGTAGAACGAACCGTCGCCCTCCTCTCCGGCCCCGCCTGTGAGGTCACCGTCGAGAGCGACGGTTTCGATGAAGGGCAGCTGGTCGACCACCTGCAATTCGGTCCCGTCGGGCAGCCCGTTGAGCTCGGTCCCGACGAGCTCGGCACCGACGGCGATGAGTGCCGTCAGCCCGTCCGTCGTGATGATCGTCCTCGCTTCCGTGGTCAGGAGGTCGTACGACTCTCCAGTCTCTTCCATCTCGTAGCGCAGGCGCGTGCCGAGCGGGATCGTGTGCTGCGGCTTCGAGCCCGTCACGGTGAAGAGCGCCTTGCCCTCGGCGCCTCGCCCGGGGTCCCGTCGAACACCGTAGAGCCCCATGAGCTGCTCGACGACCTGTGCCGGCGCCATCTGCAGGGCGAGGACTTCGACGCCGAGCATCATCGACAGCGACTCGAGCAGCAGCATTTCGGTGGTGCCCGGGCGCGGCTCCCACTCGGGAATCGAAAGCTCCAGGCGCGCGAGTGCCGCCCCGAAGAGGTCGGCCTCGCCGCCGTAGTCGAGCAGGTCGAGTGCCTCGTATTCCGGGACGTCGATGGGCCCGAACGGGTCCGATTCGATGGGCTCAAAGGTCATAGCTCGTCCTCAATCTCTTCGCTGTCGTCGCGCTCCCACGAGATCGTGGCCACGGACTCGGTAGGGCTGGCGGGCTCGGCGTCAACGGTGGTGATCGTGACGTCGGCGGGCCCGTAGTCGTCGAGGCAGGACTGAATGTCCGAGGCGTACAGGCCGTGGAAGGCCGGGGCCGGAATCCCGTATCCGGGGAAGAGCGGGCGTTCGCCAATTTCGGTCATCGTCGCCTGCGCGATGGCCTCGTCGACCTCGCGGTCGGACCCGTAGGGGGTGCCCGCGACGTGGCCTTGCCGGTCGATCCGGAATGGGAAGGAGATCAGCTCGTCTGCCATAGCCCGTACGGTGTCAGCGGGCGCCGGCGGGGTGTGGGACGAGGCCTAGGAGCTGTGGTGCTGCTCCATCAATTTGGTGAGGCGCGCGCGGATGCGGGCCCGGTCTCGGTTCTTCACAGCGCGCTCCTCCGGCCATGCGTCCAGCCAGTGCTGCAGCGTGCTGATGGCTCGGTCCGGGCGACCGGATTTGATGTGAAGAGCGGCGGCTTTCTCGGCCCAGTAGGCCTGCGGTTCCCGGACGTCGTACTGGACGAGCGCGTGGGTGGTCTCAATGATCCGCTCGAGCAGGGCGAGCGCTGCCGCGTAGTCGCCGGCGGCTTCGAGTGCGGCGAGCGGGTGCAGCCACTCGTTGAGGTCACGGCCGTCGACGAGACGGCGCTCCCAGAGCGTCTCCGAGTTGATGTCGTCGATGAGGCGCTGGATCCTGTCCCGCTCGGGGTCCGTGCTGTAGTGCGGGAACGCCACGGTCAGGCGGTTTTGTTTGCGCGGACGAATTCGCGGACGACGGCGACGACGGCGGATCGCTGGCCGTCGGTCAGGCTCTCCGTCCCGCGGGGCAGCATGAGCGCCGGCGTGAACTCACTGTCCTCCCAGAGGCCCAGGGTGACGCCTATGGCGGCGACGATCTGCTCGGGTGCTACGCCGAGTCCTTTGGAGAGCCCGGTGATGGTTTCGAGGTTGGGGAATGACTTGATTTGGGCGGTGACGAAGCCGTTGAGGCGGCTCGGCGTCGGTACACCGCCACAGTCTGCGCTGAGCTGATCGTAGGATCGACCGCCTTTGAGCGAGAGGACAAGCTCGGCAATACCTAGAGACATGGCGTGCTGCTCCTTTCGTGGCGGGCACCCCGGCTATCGTCGCAAGCCGTCGGAGGGCTGTCCATCGCCGTGCCGTGAGAATCCTATGTGGCAGGAGTAAAAGCTTATCCGTGGTCACCGACGGAATTTCGCGGAACGTACTGTCGTGTAGTGGATTTCCCCTACCGAAGAGTTGATGAAGGTGGGTTGATGCCCATACTCTTGAGGCACCACAGAAACGCCAATCACCGCCGCGCGCGGGCGCTCTGCGCCCATGTCGGCACTCCCACCCAGGAGGCCTCTTGAGTACGCAAGCCCCGGACTTCGCCCTATATAGCCCCGAAGAGATCAGCGAGATGATGCGTGGCAAGCTCTCCGCCTGGTCATTGAGGAAGCTCGCCCGAGACAAGGCGGTGGAGTGCGTCCGGATCAACGGGGGCCGCATCCTTTTTACTGCCGCGCAGGTGGAGCGGCTACTTGAGGAGTGGACGCAGTCGCCGAAACGCGAACCGGTGGCGCCGGAGGTAGCACTGGCTTTCGAGGGCTCCCCGCGAGCCAGGCGCCTTCGCGGCCTCTGAAGCAGGGGGCGGCGCACCGGCGCATTTACTGGTAGAAACGCCAATTCCCGACCAGGATGCGCGCCGGCACGCCTTCCGCGCCAGTTACCAGCCGACGCGGCATTCTGCAGACCGGGTACCAGCCGATCCGCGGTGCCCGGCGGAGACGGAGATCTGCACACCGGGCGGGGTGTCCGACGATTGGACTAGTCGGACCAGTTAAGGCTATCAGCGCCTCGGGATGAGTGCCGGGCCATCCGATATGCGCCGGATCCGAGGATCCTGCCGCATAGGGGAAACCTCCTTGTGCACAGGATATTCTTCGTCTAGAGTTCCTGTTGTGGGGTTCAGGTTATACAACCCCGCACACGCCAATTCCCGACTGGGCCTTACCAGCCCACCCCGCGCCCACCAAGCGCGACAACCGATTGGACACCCCGTGACGACCACGATCACAACCGATTTCCGCACCCCGAACGCGAAGCTGGTCCTCCGCGCGAACGCAGTCCAGGAGGACTGGCTCGAAGCCCGAAAGCAGGGCATCGGAGGCTCCGACGTCTCCGCCCTCGTAGGACTCAACAAGTACTCGAGCGCCTACGACGTGTGGGCCACCAAGCTCGGCTACGCCGAGGACAAGCGCACCACGCAGGCCATGCGCATGGGCCACCTCCTCGAGCCCGTCATCCGGACGCTCTTCACCGAAGACACCGGAATCCGGGTCCGCGCCGCCGGGCTCATGCGCTCTAAGACCCACCCATTCATGCAGGTCACCGTCGACGGGCTCACCCCCGACGGCGGGATCTTCGAGGCCAAGTCCTCCACGGGCTGGCTCTCCAGCGACTGGGCCGACGACCAGGTGCCCGACCACGCCGAACTACAGGTCCAGCACGGCATGGCCGTCACCGGCCGCTCGCACGCCTGGGTGTGCGGGCTCCTCGACGGACGCGACTTCTTCGTCCGCCGCGTCGAGCGCGACGACGCCCTGATCGAAACCCTGACCCGCCTCGAGTCTGACTTCTGGAATCACCACGTACTCACCGGGCAGCCGCCGGCGGTCACGGACGTCAGCCTCGACGGACTCAAGCGCGACTTCGCCCAGGCGACTGACACCCCGGCCCTGCAGCCCCGCGCTCACGTCCTCGAGCTCCGCGAGCGCCTGGCCGACGCGAAGGCCCGCATCAAGGACGCCGAGAAGGACAAGGCGCAGGTCGAGGCCGAGTTCCGGATGCTCTTCGGCGAGCACAACGTGCTGAAGGACTCCGCCGACGGGGAAACCACGCTGGCGACCCTGAACCAGAACGGGACCTTCGCGGCGTCGCGCTTCCAGGAGGCCGAGCCCGAGCTGTGGGCCGAGCTGCAGGTAGACAAGCCGACGCTCGACGTCGACCGCCTCAAGACCGAATTCCCCGAGACCTACACGAAGTACCGGGCCCGCGTGCTGCGGACCCCGGCCATCAAGGAAGGAAAGTAACCCCATGGGCAACAACCTCGCACAGCGCGTCGGCCAGCAGGTGGACCAGCGTCAGCCTCAGGGCGACACCCTCGAATCGAAGATCCGCTCCATGGAGGGCCAGTTCCAGTTGGCCATGCCCCGCGGGGCCGAGGCCTCCCAGCTGGTCCGCGACGGCATTACGGTCCTCCGCCAGAACCCGAAGCTCGCGCAGGCCGAGCCCATGAGCTTCTTCGGTGCGCTCATGCAGTGCGCCCAGCTCGGGCTCCGCCCCGGCATCGGCGCCCTCGGCCAGGCGCACATCCTGCCCTTCTGGAACAGCCGGGCCCGCCGCTTCGACGCCCAGTTCATCATCGGCTACCAGGGGATGCTCGAGCTGGCCAACCGCTCCGGCGACATCGACTACATCAACGCCGAGATGGTGTGCGCGAACGACGAGTTCGTGCCGGACCCGATGGGCGGCCGCCACCAGCACAAGTACCCGATCAGCGGGCCGCGCGGCGTCGTCGTCGGCTACTACAGCATCTTCTACCGGAAGGGCGCCGAGCGCGGCCAGCTCTTCTACATGTCGAAGGAGGACATGGAGGCCCACCGTGACCAGCACGCGAAGGCCCGCAACAAGAACGGGCAGGTCGTGGGCCCCTGGGTGGACCACTTCGACGCCATGGCGCTCAAGACCACGCTGCGCCTGAACTTCAAGTACATGCCGAAGTCCACCCAGATCGAGCAGGCCCTCGTCGCCGACGAGTCGGTGCGCGTGGACCTGACGCCGACCGACGACCTATACGCGGTCTCGGACCACGGCGCCGGCGTCCCGGCCCAGCTGCAGGGCGAGTTCGAGCCCGAGGCCAACCGGGAGACCGGGGAAGTGATCGACCAGCCGGCCGGAGGCGATCCGACGCCGGAGGAACTGGAGCAGATCCTCGCGAACGAAGCGGCCGGCCGGTAACCCACGGCCGCCAGAGCATGAATCGGCGGGGCGACCTCCACCCCTGGAATCGCCCCGCCCTTCATGAAGCAGTCGAGAACGTGCCACCAACACGCGACTGCTGTAGCCCGGGAAACGCCAATCCCGCCGGGCACACCCCACTTGACACCACGATGCTGACGCGCCGGGGGACGACCCCGAACGTGTCATCAGGTGAGAGACGGAGACACTCATGAGCCGACGGCTCGAACACACCGACAACGCAACGATCCTCTTCAACGGCGTCGCGATCCCAGTCGTCTACGACCGCGGCGTACCGCGCATCATCCTCCGCCCGGTCTGCCGAGACCTCGGCATCGACTGGCCCTCCCAGCTGTCCTCGCTGAAGACGCGCGAGTGGGCCGACCTGAAGCCCCTGCGGGCCCACACCAGCTCGGGCCAGTATCGCGAGGTCACGACGGTCACCCCGCTGACGTTCCTGCGCTGGCTCAACACCTTGCGCCGCGTCCCCGCCGGCCGGGCCCCGATCTTCCAGGCCTACCAAGACGGCATCGCCGAGGCCCTCGCGACCTACGCGGGCGCAAGCTTCCCCCGCGCCCGAGCACGAGGCGCAGCATGACGGCCGCCGCCTCACTCGTGGAGACCGGGCCGGAGGGCGTCCCGTTCACGTCGTCGCTGACCATCGCCGCCGGCGCCGGCGTCCAGCACAAGAACACGCTCGAGATGATCGAACGCTCGCGTGCCGATCTCGAGGAGTTCGGGAGGGTCGCGTTTGAAACGCGGCCCTTCGACACCGCCGGCGGTCCGCAGTTGCGCCGCGTGGCCCTCCTGAACGAGCACCAGTCGACGCTCCTGCTGACCTATCTGCGGAACACCGCCCAGGTGCGGGCCTTCAAGAAGGCGCTGGTGAGGGCGTTCTACGAGATGGCCGCGACCGTCACCCGCCCCGTCACGCCGGCGGCAGCCCCGCAGTCGTACCCGGAAGCGCTACGCGAGCTCGCCGCGACGGTCGAAGCCCGAGACGCCGCGGAACAGCGGGCCCGTGAACTCGAGGTCCCGGCTACGGCGTGGCAGACCATGGTCGGATCCGCCGGCGACTACAGCGTCGACGAGGCCGCGAAGGCCCTCAGTCGCGACCCGGCCGTAGACATCGGACGGAACCGGCTCTTCACCACGATGCAGGGCCTCGGCTGGATCTACCGGGACGCCCGCCGCCGCTGGCACGCCTACCAGTCGCAGGTCGACTGCGGGCGCCTGGTCATGAAGCTCGGCGGCGCCTACCTAAACACGAACACCGGGCTCATGGAGAACCCGGCACCAACGATCCGGGTCACGGCGAAGGGCCTCGACGCTCTCCGCCGGGCCCTCACACCCACCCTGGAGGTAGAGCACATTGGCAAATGACACCGTCATCACGGTCATCGGGAATCTCACGGCGGATCCGGAGCTGCGGTTCCAGCCGTCGGGCGCGGCGGTCGCGAGCTTCACCATCGCGTCGACGCCGCGCACGTTCGACCGACAGACCAACGAGTGGCGCGACGGCGAGACGCTTTTCCTGCGCTCGGCGGTGTGGCGCGAGGCCGCGGAGAACGTCGCATCGACGCTGACGAAGGGCATGCGCGTCATCGTCCAGGGCCGCTTGAAGTCACGGAGCTTCGACACCAAGGAAGGTGAGCGGCGCACCGTCATGGAGCTGGAGGTCGACGAGATCGGGCCGAGCCTGCGGTACGCCTCGGCGAAGGTCACACGCACGCAGACCGGGGCGCCGTCGGGCGGCCAGCCGGCCACGCAGGCTGCCAGTGGCGGCGGCTGGGGTGCCCCGGATACCAGTGGCGAGGCGCCGTTCTGACCGGGCGTCCCACACGCGGGCCGCGCGCGGGCGTGTGCTGGGCGGACTATTCACGCCGTCCAGACAGGGGCAGATCTTGGAGAAGCAGTTAGTCATCCCGCGGTACCACGGGCCGTCGCAGTCGTGGCCGCGACACCGGGCGAAAGCCAGGAAGCGCAAGTCCCTGAGGGCCCGGGTAGCGCGCGAGGCGCAGCAGCAACGGGACCGCGAAGCCGAGAAAGGGGTGATCTGAATGCCGACGATCTGCGATTCATGTGGACGTCTTATCCGGCCGACGGGCGAGTGCGGGTGCAGTGATTGAGGAACTCTTTAGATTCGGGGGGAAACCGTGTCTGCGTCTCCCTGCACTTCGCACCACCTGAACCAGGAGATAGACCTTGACCACACCACTTGCCCAAGACGCCGAATTCATCGAACAGCTTGCCGCCGTCGCGCTCGACGCGCTCGGCACGCAGGTTCCGCTGAGCACGGCCATCCGGCGCCTGGAAGCCGCCGCGGCGACGCGCACACGCCTCCAGCTGCTGCAGGATGCGGCTGACCTTGTCGGCGGCGAGCAGCCTGAACCGTAGTAACCGCTCCGTGGGCCGCGCCAGTACCAGTGCGCGCGGCCCACAAGCACTATTCACGTACCACCACAGAGACGGAGACGATATGGCACGGGCCAACGGGCGCAGGTTTGCCCAGCTCCACGTGTCGATCTGGGACGACGACGACTTCCTAGACCTCAGGGGCATCGAGCAGTGGCTCTTCATCCACTTGGCCTCGAGTACGAGCACGAACTTCGCGGGCGTCACCGAATGGCGGCCGCGGAAGATCAGCCAGAAGGCCCGGGACTGGACGCCCGACCAGATCGAAGACGCCGGCTGGAATCTGGCCCGCCTGCACTACCTCCTGATCGACGAGGACACCGAGGAAGTGCTCGTGCGCAGCTTCATCCGGAACAACGAGCTGCTGCGGCAGCCGAACATGGGCAAGGCCGTCGCCCGCGGCTACAGCGAGACCGGGTCCAGGGCGCTCAGGGCGGTCATCGTGCACGAGCTGCGGCGCCTCCACGCCGAGAACGACGCCTGGGTGTCATGGGAGGCCTTGGCTGAAATCCTCGAGAAAAGGGCCTCCACCCCGGCCGAAATCCTCGACGGAATCCGCGCCAACACGGGCCTCAACGACCCAGAGGAACCCATGGGGGAACCCTTCCCCCAACCCTTCCCCGAAGGCATCCCCCAACCCATCAGACACCCCATCCCCGCACCCATCGGAGAACCCCCTTTCTAACCCATCCCCCAAGGGATCCCCGCACCCATCCGCCATAACGTAGTAACCCAATAACCCCCTCAACTCACCTCTCGTAGTCCAAGCCTTAATAGAGAGAAGTCCAAGAAAAATCGTCGATCGTCACCCAAGTTAACGCGCGCGCCAACGCGCGAACCCCGCCCGACCAAGGAAACGCCACCATGATCAACGAACACCAGGCCCACGCCCTCGCCCTCATCATCAACAGCTTCCGCCCCAACGACTGGGGCACCCACCAAATCCTCGCCGTCCTCTCCGAACACCAGAACACCCCAACGCCCTTCCCCCGCATCGTCGAAGCCGCCATCCGCGCCGCCCGCAACCCCGCCATCAAATCCCCCACCGCGATCTTCCTCCCCGGCAAACACTGGGACACCGACACCGACACCGTCGCCGACGACCAGCCAGCCCCCACACCCAACACACCCTGCGAAGACCACCCCCACGAACCCGCCCACACCTGCCGCTGCTGCTGGGCCGACGTCCGCGCCGGAGACCGATCACCAGACCACATCGGCAAAACCACCACCCCCACCCGACGCACCCCACCCCCGACCAACTTCCGCGAACTCTACGAAAACGCCCTACCTCCCACACCCCACACCCCGAGCGGAGTAACACAACACCCAGAGCCAACCAAGACCCCACAACACCAGGAGCCCGCCACATGAGCGTCCCCACCGCCGAAGACCTCACCGTGCTACACGGCGAGATCACCATCGCCGTGCCGGCCGGCGCCTGGGAGAAGCTGCGGCTCTCGATGAACGACCGCGAGCACTTCCACCAGCGGAGCTCGAGGACGTCGTGGTGGCGGACGCAGGCGATGGCGGCGTGCCGGAACGCCCGGCTGGGACCGCTGGAGGCCTGCCGTGTCGAGGTCTGGTATCGGTTTCCGGACAATCGGCGGCGCGAGGTCGCGAATCTGCAGAAGACGTCGAAGGCCATCGTCGACGGCCTGGTGGATGCGCGGTTGGTGCCGGATGACTCGGACAGTTTTTGCGTGGGTCCTGACAATCGTCGGGAGCCGGTGAATGGGCCGCACGAGGTGCGTGTGGTGATCTACGGGGAGGGGACGCGGTGACGACGTTGACGACGGTGAAGATGGGGTTGCAGTTCCCGGACGGGACGGTTCAGTGGGCTGATTCGGAGGATCGGATCAGGCTTCAGGTGGGGCCGGCGACGTTCGCTCTGGTGTTGGATCCGGCGGAGGATGCGAAGGCGGCGCTGGTGGATGCGTTGTGTCGGCGGGCCGAGTCGGCGAAGGTGTCGAAGTCGGAGTTCGTGGGGGCGCACCGGGTGTTGTCGCAGACGACTGTGACGCAGGTGAATGATCCTGTGGTGGAGTTCGTGTTGGAGGTTGCCGAGGCCGACAAAAGTAGCTAAGCTGACGTTATCAACCTTGGGGGTACCGGCCCCGAGGCGACAGGGAGTACCAGCCCTCACGATTGGACGCCAATGAAAGCGCACGACCTCATCAAGCTCCACCACCCGGACGCCACACCGGTCCGGTACGGGGAGATCTGCGAGGGCGACGTGATCGCCCGCCCGGTCCGCGACACCTACGTCACGGGCACCGCGCACAAGAAGACCGGACGCCGGTGGACCACACCGGCCGGAGAGGCCCTGGCCTCGTCCTCGCATCGCGGGCTCTACCGGCTGAACCGCAACCACGAGCCGCCGAACGTCGACGAACACCCGCTGATCCTGGCCTACCACCTGACCTGCGGCGTCGACGGCACCCACCGCCACTCCGCGAAGGGCTGGCGGCTCCGCATCACCGAACTCGGGTACACGCCCGTCGACGGCGCACCCATCCACGGGGATGAGTACTTCCTCCCCGAAGAGATCCACGACTGGGCGCCCGCCCAGATCACCCCGGCCGACTAACCACCAGCCGCACAACCCGCCAAAGGAAACGCCACCCATGAACCCCTTTCTGAACCCCGCATTTGATGGGGCCGACTTGCTGCTCATCGTCGCCGCCGCCCTGGCCGTCATCGCCGGGACCGCCTGGGACGCCCGCAAGAACCGCCGCCGCTGACGACCCCGCTCGGGGCCGTATAGGCAAGCACTCCCGCACCGGAACCCCTCTCCCGTTGCGCGCGCGCCCGGTTCGAATCCGGGACGGCCCACGCCACCACCACCCCACGACGAAAGGCGGCCCCATGGGCTACGACATGAGAATCCGCGGCACCATCGACACCGACGAGGCACGCGCCCGCAAGGCAGCCGACGCCGAGTGCGAGAACTTCTGGAAGACGCACAAGGCCGCGCTCCTCGCCTCGGAGCACCCGGACCGCGAACGGCTGCGCGCCGAGTACGCGGCCCTGTGGGACAAGGTGCGCGATCTGCCGGACCCGTTCTACTTCCGCCTGAACGCCGGCGGGATGGGCCGGTTCGTCGGGATCATGGCTGCCCTCGGCATGGTCCACGGCTCCTCCAGCCCGGTCGACCGGAGCGAGTGGCCGGCCCGCCCCGACGACGAGGATGACGAGGAGGCCATGGCCGCGTACCGGCAGACCCGCGACGCCCTGACCGCCCGCCACACCACCGCGGAACCCACGATCCCCTCGCACAAGTTCGGCACCAACGACGGGTGGATCGTCACCCCGGACGAGATCCGCGCCGCCCTCCAGGCATGGGCCGACGCCGACAAGAACGCCCTCCCCTTGGGCATCGCGGAGATCCGCCCCGTCGACTACTGGGATCGATGGATCGCCTACCTCGAACTCGCCGCCACGGCCGACGGCTTCGAAGTCCACTAGACCGACCAGAACCGGCCCCAGGGGCCGCGAAAGGAACCCCCATGGCACAGGTCATGACCACTACCCCGCAGGACGCCGTGAGCGCCGAATGCGCCGGGCTCGCCGCGACCTACCCGGCCCGCACCCGGCAGGGCCTCGTGGCCGGCTTCTACTGCGTCAACCCCCTCACCGGGGCCGTCACCGCCGGCCCCTTCGCCACACCCGCCGAAGCCGAAGCGCACCGCACCTGGACGGACAAGATCCTGACCGGAGTCGTGCACACCAGCTCCGGCCGCCCCGTCCGCGAGGCCCGACCATGATCGAACTCCCAGCCCACGACCTCCCGGTCGAGCAGGTGATCGCCAGCCAGAAGAAGGGCGGCGCCGCTCACCCGATCAGCGGCGACGAGACCGCCCGCGCCCACCCGAATGGCCGCCCGATCCGCAACGTCGCGCTCGCACAGCGGCTCCTCGACTACGACCTCAGAGAGAAGACCCGACCATGACCACCCCAGCCGCTCAGCCCGACGCACCCCGGTACCACCTGTCCGACCCGGACAACCGCGACGACCAGGGTGCCAGCTACGAATTCACTGGCACCGCCGACCAGATCGTCGCCTACCTCGACGGCCCGGTCCGCGCGGACACCGTCGAAAGCAACGCGTACAGGGCGATCAACCGCGCGATCACGTCCCTTCGTGCCGTCGACTTCGAGGCCGCCCGTGCGAGCGCCCGTCGTGTCGGCGTCTACCTGAGCAAGGTCCGCCCATGACCACCGAATACAGCATCCCCAGCAAGACCATCGTCGCCTACATGCCCGCCGGGTCCGAGGTCTACGCCGGCGAGCACACCACTCTCGCCTACAACAGCCTCCTGATTACCGGCCCCGACGGCGAAGGCATCGTCATCGAGCGCGTTGGCCGACCCGAGGAGGTCGCCGCCTGGCTCCGCTCGAAGGCCGACCTGATCGACGGCGGAGCACCCGCACGGGACACCCGCCCGAACGAGTACGCCGACACTGCCCTCGCCGACTTGGTCGACGGTAACGAAGCCATCGAGGACGAGCGCGAGGCACGCGCCATGTTCAGCGCTGGCTCAGCCATCGCGATGGGGCTCCTCGCTGTCGCCGACGAGCTGCGCACCCTCCACGGGCGGAACCAGTCCGAGCAGGAAGAGCCCCACCCCGGTGTCGGCCCGGCCACCGAGGGTGGCACCCGATGAGCAGCATGAAGACGAGCGAGCTGCTCAAGGCGCTCCGGGCGCACTACATCGAGCCCGGAGCCGACACCCCGGGCGGGACCTTCGTCGGCGAGGTCGGCGTCAACGGGAAGTTCGGGGCGTCCAGCCGGTGCGACGCGCTCTACGCGGGCTTCACCAGCGCTTCGGGCCGCATCCTCATCGGCCACGAGCTGAAGGTCTCCCGCGCGGACTGGCGGCACGAGCTGGACCAGCTCGACAAGGCCGACTGGTGGGCCGACAACTGCCACGCCTGGTACGTCGTCGCCCCCAGCACGGACATCGTCCCGCCGGAGGAGCTGCCCGCCGGGTGGGGCCTTATGGTCCCGAACTCCCGGGCGAAGCGGCGCATGACCATCGTCGTCAAAGCTCAGATCCACGCGGACCGCACACCCTCGTGGGACGCGACGCGCTCCATGATGGCGCGCCTCGACACGCTCCGCGGGCAAGAGGTACGCGAGACCGTCGCCAACAAAATGATCGCCCGCACCAAGGAGCTCGAGGAGCGGATGGAAGCGCGGGTGCGCCCGGCGATCTCGCTTGACGACGAGCGGCGCATCCGCCTCGCCCGCGAACTCGAAGAGCAGTACGGCGTCGACCTCGCCTTCGCCAGCGACGGCATCGGCGTCACCGAGTTCCAACAGGCCCTGCAAGTCGCCCGCGAGATCCGCAAACTCCCGGGCCAGCACGCCTACGGCGGCCTCATCCGCGCGGTTTCCGAGGCCGAAGACGCCGCCGCGACGCTCCGACGCCTCCAAGCCGCGCTCGCACCCATCACTGCCACGATCAACCTCAAGGAGTCCCGATGACCACCACAACAGCCCTCCCGTCCCTGACGACGACGCGCGGCCGCATCGAGCGCGCCGAACGCGCACTCCGCACCGGCCAGCCCGGCCTGGCCATGACGTACATGCGTGCCGCCCGCGACCAGCTGCTCTCCGACCGCATTGCACGCGTGGCGCCGGCAGCCCGGCCCTTCGCGATCTTCGCCGAAGCGTGCCGCCTCATCATGGAGGCCGCCGTCGACAGCGGCCGCATGGCCCGGCTGGCGGCTCGCAAGGAGCAGACGTCATGAGCGGCCGCAAGAACAACCTCCGCCGCATCCGTGAAGGGCGGCGCATGGTCGAACGGAACGGCCAGACCCTCACCCAGATCGTGCAGAAGACACTCACGAAGCTCGAGCGGCAGCAGCAGGCTACGGCCCTCGAACGGGCCGCCGACGAGATGCCCATCGAGACGCTCCACGGCGCCGACAAGGCCTCCCAGTGGCTCCGCGAGCGCGCGGCGCGCATCCGGCAGGAGGCCGGGCTGTGAGCGGCTACCAGCTCGGCCAGCGCGTCCGCATGACCGGGACCGTGCGGCGGAAGCGCGACCGCGTCTCTTGGCGGCCGGGGAACCCGCACCGGATCTTCGCCGAGGTGATCGAGGAGTGGCAGGCCATCAAGGCCATGCCGGGCAGGCCGGAATTCGGGCTGCTGCGGACCAGCCTCGTCGACTCCGCAGCCCCGGAGAAGCCCGAGGGCCTGATCGTGGGCAAGCGAACGATCCAGCAGGGCGTCACGGACTACGACCCCGGCGAGCCGCCCTGCTTTCTCCCGGGCGAGCACACGACGGTCTACCTCGTCGCCTACGACCTGCATCGCCGGCACGTAATGTGCACCGACAACCAGCTCGAACCCCTCCAGGAGGAAGCATGACCACCCCCAACATCCCCGACGCCGTCGTGAAGGCAGGAGCCGTAGCGCTGCTGTTCGAGGACTGCGGCGACACGTCCCTGTGGGAGCCCCTGGGCGAAGCCGAGAAGCAGAACTTCATGGACCAGTCCCGCGCCGTCCTCGCCGCCGCGTGGGAGCACCTGCACCCGGTGGTCGAGACCGTAGAGGATTGGGACGACCTGCGGACACTGCCGGGAGGAACTGTTATCCAGCAGAACTCCGGCGGGCGCATGGTTCTAGAGCGCTTTCATGGCGGCTGGTTCGCAATCGGCGTCGAGGCCCCTTACACGCTTCGTCAAGCCACAGGCTTCCTCCCCGCGACCGTCCTGTTCCGTGGCGGTGATGCGCTGTGAGCAACGAACTGGACCTGACCGCGCTGCGGGAGATCGCGAGCGCGGCGACCGAAGGGCCGTGGGGATGGACCGGGGATGACCCTCTAGGTGGCCCTCAGCTCATGACCGTCAAGCGCGTCAAGCGCGGGAACCGGCGTCGCCCTGCGCGGGAAGAGTTCTCCGGGGAACCTGTGCTCGACGCGTGGGCGTCGCAGGTTGGCGGGATTGTCGTTTCCAAGGAGGATGCCACCCACATCGCCGCGTTCGACCCGCCGACCACCCTCGCGCTGATTAATCGACTCGAAGACGCGGAGGAGGCCGTCGCACGGGCCCGGGATCTGCACCGGTCGATGCCGGTCTACGACGACGAGTGCGGCGACATGGAGTGCGAACGCGAGCACGTCGAGATCAACGCGGACTTGTACCACGCCGACCAGATCGCCTACCAGGCGTGCGAAGCCTGCAGCGACAACGCAGGCGACGTGTTCCCGGAGCACGTCGAGTACCCGTGCGCTACCCGCCGCGCCCTGGAAGGCCCTGACCATGAGTGACATCGTCGTCCGGCACAGGCCGGGGAATACGTGGCCGCATCGCGTGCACGACCATGGAGGGTTCACCTTCGGCTACGCGACCTTCCCAGAGGCCCGCGAGCAGGCAGCGGGGAGCTGCCGAGAGTGTCCTCGCGCGAGTACAGCGAGATGTTCCCGGACCGGGTCGTCGTCCTCCCCACCGCGACCGGCTTCGCGGTCGTCAACAGGTGGTGCGTCCGTGACCGGCGCAACACCCAGGTCGAGGCGATGACCGCCGCCTACGAACTGGCAAGTAGGTGCGGACGTGAGTGAGCACGAGGCGCGCTACCAGCAAGCAGTGAACGTCAGCGCGTCAACGAATGCATAGACTTCACTGATGGACGAAAATGAGATCACAGTCGCTGTTTTGATCGCGGTCATTGGATTGGCTGGCGTGGTTCTTGGTGGCATAATCCAGACACTTACTCAGCGCTGGATTGTTCGCCACGACCGAATGACTGAGCTGCGGAAAACTGCGGCCGAGTTCGTGGAAGCCGCTAGTAGTTATGGTTCAATCCTCGTCCAGTCAGCCGTAATGATAGATGAAGTACGCGCAGACTATCTGAACCGAGTAGCCGACAATCCGGAGGCCGAAATCGAAGTAGATCAAGAGTACTTGGAGCGACTGGGCGGCGAGTTCTTCAAGACGTTTTCCAGTGTTCAGCGGCTCAGCGTCCACCTCATGGCGAGTAGCGACCATCGCATTAGCGCCCAGGCGATGAAAACTCGCCTCCACATCGTGAGAATCCAGAATTCGGTAGGACTTATTCATACCGGAACGATCCAGATTCCCGGAGACAAAGCGAAGTCAATCCAGCTAGAGATCAATGAACAGGCCAACATTCTGCTCAATATGATCAGCCCCTCCAGGCTTGAGCGTTACCGCGAGTTTCGGGGCGTCAGGGCTGCCAAGCGTCGACTCGCAAGAGAGCACAAGCGTGAACAGACGAGGCACGAGTAAAAGAAGTGACTGCCACCCCAGCCCGCTGAGCTGTGCCAAGGCTTGTCGGCGAGCCTCAGGGTATTGGCTCTATGCGGTCCTCACATGATCGCCGACCAAGACCCTCCGCTTCATGTGCGGACCGATACCGAAGGGGAGGTGAGCGGTACCTGAATAGCCTGAAACGGTAATCGAATACGGTCACGAAATCCGATCGCGGAGACCGCGCACCTTGAGCGCAGAAAAGTGTTCCACGACAACCAACAGCGGGCCACTCAACTCCGCCTCTTGACCAGAGGAGCCTACATATCAGCTGTCGCCAAGATCGGGATCGAGTATGACTGTCTGACCTCCCCGTCGGCCAGTTAGACCAACTGCCCATTCCATGTAAAGCTTAGTCGGTAGTTCTAAGTCTTCTCGGCTGGGATGAAGCGTAAAGTCCCAGCTTCCATTTGGATGAATTGGTGACCAATGTGAGGCATTGGAGTATGAGAACTCTGTAATTCCATTGGACTGGACCGTTGCCTTGTCTGCCGAGCGCGAGCCGACGTTCATTAGACGAATGCGCACGTCGCCGTTCTGAAGTCGTTTGATTCTGCCGCGAAACACGACTTCGCTGCGACGCTCCGTCGCTCTCGTCCTTCGTTCCGCCTTGATTGCGAGCGCCAAAGCAATCCCCGAGAGAGCGGCTGATCCCCAAGCTAGGACTGTCTCCAAGTTGCCTCCGGTAGTTCGATTTGTTCGGGAGTGCGTCAGTAGCTGCAAGTCAGCTTATCGGCACGGGTACACCTACGAGAGCCCGCACCAGCGGACCCGCACCGAGTACGGGAGGCCCCATAGCGCCGTCACGGGCCGACCGGCCACAACCGCCGCCACTCTCGCGGCTCGGATGCTTCAAGCCATCAGCCCACCACGAAAGGGCAAGACAAATACGTGACCCATACCGAATGAGACCGTGCTGCGTTTCGAGGTCACAAGTGCTCAGCGGACGCGCCGCCATCATGAACGCCTGGCCAGTCGAGCAGACCTACGGCTATGAGAACCATCGGCCCGGCAGGCCACTTACTCGGTCAGTTGCTTCATCTCACCAACGTATTCGAGGACATCCTGTCCAGCGTCCCAACTCGCGTTGATCGCCCATCCCATCATCAGCTGGCCCGCAAGTTTGAGGTATGCCGATCGGGTCGCCGGCTGACCCGCGCTCACGGCGGCACGCGTCAGCACCCCCGTCAGTTGGTCGATGACGAACTCAAGCTGCTCCGGCGAATAGTCCTCGCCATCTTCAATGAACAGCCTTACCTTCGAGATGAGACCCGCGATCCTGACCCGAGTACGCTCCTCCAATCCACGGTCGTCCGCGGCGTATTCTTCCGCTTGTCGCAGGAGTTCACTCAGGCCGGCGAACGCCGATGCTGGGGCCGTCGCTTTGAATCGGTGTGCCGTGTTGTCGATGAGGCCGGACAGGGCCTTGAGCATGTTGAGTTCCGCGGGGTTCATCAACCGCTGGGATTGCTGCGATACGGCCCACCAGTCCACTCGCGGCAAAATGAGCGCACGCCACCAGGCTGGGAGAGTGTCGCGGTAGTGCGCAATGTCTATCCCAGCTGCTTCGAAGTCGTCGAGCATCGACTCAACCTCGAGAAGAAGGTCAGCAGCGTGGCTGACGGTGTCCCACAATGGCGCGTGGTCCTCATTGATGCCGTTGAAGCCACGTGTTTGGACATGACTCTTGCCCTTCTCCACCGCCCACGTCTCGAAGATTCCGGCCAACTCTTGGGCACAGTTCACACTTCCCCCTCGCATCATTCCAGTTATCAGATCGTATCGACATTGGACCCAAACCCATGACCTCGCACACACACCTGTGGATAACCAATCGAGTACGAACCTACCCCGAGCCTCACAAAGGACCCGCCATGAATACGCCCAGCCCCCGACTCAAGGCCCACCTGAAAGCCCGGCGCGCCATCGAAAGGACCAGGCCATGAGCGAGATCCTCTACTGGTCCGACGTGCACCTCGGACACGACTTCGTCGCCCGCACCCGCGGCTTCAAGGACGCCGCCGAGCAGGACGCGTACCTCATCGACCGCTGGCGAGCCACCGTGACCAAGCGGGACACGGTCTGGATTCTGGGCGACGTCGCGGTGTCGAGCCCGGCTGCGGCTCTCGCCGTCCTCGCGGAGCTCCCCGGGACCAAGCATCTCGTGCTCGGTAACCACGACCCGGCCCACCCGATGCACCGGCGCGCGCACAGCCAGCAGCGCCGCTACTTCCAGGCGTTCGAGTCCGTGCAGACCACGGCCCGGCACCGCATCGCCGGCCGCGACGTCGTGCTCTCCCACTTCCCTTACGAGGGCGATCACGCGGACCGGGGCGACCGGTACACCCAGTGGCGGCTGCGCGACGAGGGCGTGCCGCTGATCCACGGGCACGTGCACGGCGAGTGGCTGACGCGGACCAGCGCGCAAGGTACCCCGCAGCTCAACGTGGGTGTCGACCGCTGGATGGACGGACCCGCAACAGCTGAGCGCGTCGCCGCCCTCCTGCTCCGGGAGGTGCCGGCATAGCCATGGCCCTCCATGCCCAGCCGTCGCGCCGTGAACTCCCGCCGAAGTGGGACGGCGTCCCGGTCCGATGGGGCCGCTGGTCCGCGCACCGCACGACCCTGCCCCTGCACTCGAAGCCCAACGACCTCGTCTGCCACGAGTGCGGGGCCGTCGACGAACGAATGATCAACTTCGGGACCAGACCCCCTGCCCCGGGCGCGATGTTCACGGTTCCGCGCTACAGGCCCGGTCGCAAGATCGGCGTGGTTGGGCGCGTGCCCGCGTGGGCGGTGCGGGACCTCATCGCGTTCCGGTGCCGGCACTGCCGTCATGACCAGGTCCACGACCAGCGGACCGGCGATGTCTGGGACCTCGACGGCAGCGACTACGGCCCCGAGGGCTCCACCGAGTCCCGCGACACGCTCTGGTAAGCCGAGCACCTCACGGCACTCCAGCTACTGAAACTTGTATCCAGCCTTCTTGCAGGCCCTTCGGAACTCCGAGAGATTGCCAACCGTCCGACCCGTTTCGCTGAGTCGCTGAACGCGTGACCGGATGTCCGCTGTCGTCGCTTCTGCCGCGTGATCGGCTGCAGACCTCATAGCGTCACGGTAGTAGTTTCCCCCAGCGCCCTGCGCCCCTTGAAACGCCTCGCACGCCGCGTACCCCTTCGGGTCAGATGCCTGGAACCTTTCGCCCGAACCACTGCGCCAGACCAAGGCCGCGACAATGACAACGACTAGAACTACACCAACGACGATCCTCTTGGCCATGACGCCCTCCCCCTGAGACTGCTCGGCCGGTCCGGCCATCCTAGCGACTAGGATCGGTTCACCAAACACGATGGAGGGGCTCGTGATACTCGCCGACCAATTCGAATGCGCCGTCCCCGGGACCGGGGCCGTGAAAGACGCCGTCCTGCACTGCACCGGATCACCACCCGTCCCGCCCGACGCGTCCATAGTCTGGGCCTCATGGTTGACCGGAGCTGCGACTGTTGGGCTCTTGGCCGCCGCCGTCATTGCTGGTGTATATGCCTATCGCCAGGTCCAAGAAACGCGCAACGCCACAAAGAAACAATGGGAAGCCGTCCAGAAGCAAATTGCTCACGCAGAAACACTCCAGCTTGAGCGCGCTCAGCTCGAAGCGCTGTCACTGTATCTCGAAACCTTGAGCGAGTTCATGGTGAAATCGACGAATACCGACTGGGGGGAGCACGTCCTCCTCGCGTCAAAAGTGATGGTACGGCTAACAGCTTGGGGGTCGATGGTCGCCGTAGACTCCCCTCCGGTTTTCGAAGATGTCAAGGTCTATGTGGACAAGTTCAAACTTGCTGCGGACAAGGCGAAGGGCATGGTGAATACGGATGCACCGCTAAATCATGCATTGCTGAAAAGTCGCCTCGAGGCGTTGCACACCTCGTACGGCAACCATTCGGCAACTCTCTACGCGTGGCAGCTCGACAAGTCGCGCCGCAATGACTTGGAGCGTGGGCTCAAGACCGGGATCGACTACCTAGACGTCAAGTTCGGAAAGATCGTCGCCTTGCCCGACCGCTAGCAATATTGATGACCTGATATTATCAATCTTGGGCCTTACCAGCCCCGCCACCCGGCTACCAACCGGACTCACCCGCTCGAAGGAAACGCCACCATGTCGCATCTGACGACCCTGCACGCCCGCACCCAGCCCGCTCCCCCGCCGCCGTGCCGGCACCAGCTCACCCGACACCGAGCCGCCGAGCCCGGCGAGTACTGCGAGGCCGAGCCCATCCCCGGCAGCGAGTACTGCGCCACCCACGCCCCGGACCACGGCGACAACGCGGAGCTGGCCGCCTGGCTGGACCAGACCGCATGATGGCCCGCGACATCGAGTACTTGCTGCGCCTCGGCCTCAGCATCGAGGAAATCGCCCGCCGCGCAGGACGCACCCCGACCGCCATCAGGAACGAACTCGCCGCGTACCGGCAGAAGCAGAAGGAGGAAGGCACCCATGCGTCAGCAGGTTGACCACTTCATCGGCGGGCCCCTCGACGGGTCGGTCCGCCCCTTCGACCCGACGTTCATCGACCAGCAGTACGACCCGGTCAGCGGGACGCTGTACGTGCGGCAGGCGAGCATGGACACCGACATTGAGCGCGTGTGGGTGCCGGCCAGCGGACGGACGCCGGTCGACGACATCGCCGTCACCGCGAAGGCCCCGGCCCGCGGGGTCACCCTGGACCAACTCGAACGCTTCGTGCGGACGGCCCGCCAGTTCGGGTTCCCGGACGACGCCGAGCCCATCGCGCTCGTGACGTTTCGCGGCCGACTCAAGACGCTCGGCTTGAAGAACACACCCAAGGTTCCCCCTGTAGCACAGTAGATTTATCCTGTGCAGGAGTATGCTGGTGAGTGACACCACCACCCCTCCTGGAGGAATGATGCGGAAACTCTGCCCCGCCTGCATTACCCGCCTCGACCACGTCGTCCACCCCGAATGCATCGTCTGCGCCGGCACCGGTTATCTCCGGCTCGGCGACGGCGCCATGAGCCTCTACACACCCGAAGTCGTGTCCCGGGCCGTCGACCTCTCCCTCGAGGCCGCGGCCCGGACCGCTGACACCACGCGCACGCTCTCCGATGACCGGTCCGAACCCATCCGCGCCGCCCTCGATACACTCACGGCCGCCGGGATCCTCGCCGCCTCGGACCGTCCCGAAGCGACCGCCACCCCGTGGTGGGCGAAGTCCAGCGTCCGCGGCCAGCTCCGCGACCAGCACGGCCGCTTCTCACTCGTCCGCGACGCCGAAGAGCTCGCCGCCGACACGCTCCAGCAGCCCCTCATCCCGCTCGACAGCGTCCTCGCCGACGCCGGCCCCTACGAGTACACCGAGGACGACCGGCCGAACGCGCGCGGGCTCCCCCTGCTCTCCCAGAACGGCTACCCGTCCCACCTCGCCCGGGTCGCCGACCCCCAGGAGAACGGGCGCAACACGAAGCAGTGGGTGCGCGAACGCCACTTCGACAGGCTCCGCGCCGAAGCCCTCAAGGAGGCCGCGGCGCCGGCGGCCGCGAAGAAGCAACGCCGGACCCGCGCCGAGCTCGCCCGCACAGCATGAACACGACCCCTCCCCCACCGAGTGTCCACCACGTAGGAAAGTCACGAGGTCAAACGCCCTGGCCACACCCTCGGAGGACCCCGTGAACAGCATCCCCGCCACCCTCGACAAACTGCGAGTCCCCATCGACGGACTCACCCACTACTCGAAGAACGCCCGCCGCGGCGACCTGACCGTCATCAAGGAGTCGCTCGAGCAGCACGGCCAGTACCGGCCGGTCGTCGTGCGCACCGGCTCGAACGAGATCCTCGCCGGCAACCACACCGTCATGGCCGCCCGCGAGCTGGGCTGGACGCACGTGGCCGCGACGTTCGTCGACGTCGACGACGACCAGGCCGCGCGCATCGTCCTCGTCGACAACCGGGCCAACGACGTCGCCGACTACGACGACACCGCCCTCGCCGAACTGCTCGCCAGCCTCGACGGCGACTTCACCGGTACCGGCTATACGGACACGGACTACGACGACCTGCTCGACGCGCTCAACGACGCGGACCTCGCCGACAACGACACGGACCTCCTCGGCGACCCCGACGACGCCCCGGAACCGCCCGTCGAACCGCTCTCCCGGCTCGGTGACGTCATCCAGCTCGGCCGGCACCGCGTCATCTGCGGCGACTCCACCGACTCGGCCGTGCTCGCCCAGCTCATGGCCGGCGACCAGGCGGCGTGCATGTGGACCGACCCGCCCTACGGTGTCGAGTACGAGGGGAAGACCGACGAGGCCCTGACCATCCAGAACGACGGCGCCGAAGACCTCGACGCGCTCCTCGCCGGAGCCTTCGTCGCGGCCTTGACCACACTGCGGCCCGGCGCGCCCTGCTACGTCGCGCACTCGGACACGCGCCGGATCAGCTTCGAGACCGCACTCACCGGGGCCGGGTTCCTCGTGCGGCAGAACCTCGTCTGGGTGAAGAACACGCTCGTCATGGGCCGCTCGGACTACCACTACAAGCACGAGCCGATCCTCTACGCCTTCGCCCCGGGCGGAGCCGGGCGCCTCGGCCGCGGCGGCGACCGCTGGTACGGCGACCACAAGCAGACCACCGTCATCGACGTCGACAAGCCCGCCCGAAACGGCATGCACCCGACGATGAAGCCGACCGAACTCGTCTTGACGAACCTGCGCAACAGCCTCAAGCGCGGTGGTATCGTCCTCGACCCGTTCGGCGGGTCCGGGTCCACGCTGGTCGCGGCCCACCAGCACGGCAGCAGTGCCCGCCTCGTGGAGCTCGACCCGCGGTACGTGGACGTGATCTGCCTGCGCTACCAGCAGCTCACCGGGGACATGCCTGTCCGCGACGGCGAACCGACCGATTTCGGGGCGGCGGACCGCTAGAGGTTCTTGTTGCGTCCGCCCGGGTCGTTGCGCTGCTCGAGCCAAGCCATGATGGTCGCCCGGTCCCAGATCAGCGAGGGGCCGGGCAGGTCGAGCGGTTCGGGTAGGTCTGTCGGACGGTGCTCGCCGGGGAGGCCCTGGGCGCGCTCGTTCTCCCGGCGGGCCTTCTCGCGGGAGCGCCGGACGTAGAGGCCCCGCGAGGTGACCTTCATGAGATCGGTCAGTTCCTGCACGCCGATGAACTTGCTCAAGTAGTCCTCCACCTCGATCCCGAGAGCCGCCGAATTGTTGATAACACCATGTTAGCGGGTCGCCCTGATGGAACGGCCGCCCGGTCCCACAAACCGGCAGGTCACGCTGACACCCTGCAATGACACCCCGCCACGAAGGAGACCACGGATGGGACAGAGGCTCCGCAAGAACGAGGTCGTGATGCGGCGCGCCAAAGCGCTCCAGCTGCGGGCCGCGCGCCTCAACTACCGGCAGATCGCGGACCGGCTCTACAACGGCGACGTCGGGAACTGCTGGCGCGACATCCAGAAGGCCGTCAACGACCTGCAGCAGGAAGCCGTCGTCGAGGTCCGCGCCCAGGAGATCGAGCTACTCGACCAGATCGCCCGCCCCATGATCAAACGCGTGATGGAGCACGGCGACGAGAAAGCCGCCATGGTCGTCTTGAAGGTCATGGAGCGCCGGGCCAAGTACCTCGGCCTCGACGCCCCCGCCGAGCTGCACACGTTCGGATCCGGCGAGATCCGTGTCGTCACCCACGAGGCCCTGCAGCCCGGGCAGATGGTCGAGGCCGAACTCATCGTCGACGAAGCCACTGATGCAAGCTCAAGCTGACGTCCAGTACGACTACACACCACACGACCGCCAGGAATACGCGCACGGCGTCCTCGTCGACGAGCTGCTCTACGGTGGGGCCGGCGGCGGCGGGAAGTCGCGGTGGGCGCGCGCCGAGCTCGTCCGGATCGCCCTGCTCATCCCGGGCTCAAGGCAGGTGCTCTTCCGTCGGACCTTCCCCGACATGATCCGCTCCGTCGAGCAGCCCTTCACGCAGGAGGTCCCGACGCGCCTGGCCAGCTACAACCGGTCAAGGCATGAGTTCGTGTTCCACAACGGCAGCATCATCGAGCTGGCGCACCTGCAGCGCGAGCAGGACGTCGCGAAGTATCAAGGCGCCGAGTACCAGACCATCGTCTTCGAGGAGGCCACCCACTTCACGTGGGGCCAGTACGTCTACCTGAAGTCGCGGCTGCGCGCCGCCGGCAAGGTCGCGGAGCGTCTCGTCGAACTCGGGATGCGGCCGCGCATGCTCCTGACCGCGAACCCCGGCGGCGTCGGCCACCACTGGGTGAAGAAGCGCTTCGTGGACCCGGCGCCCGCCGAGACGGTCTTCCGGGCCCGTCCATCGTCTGCGGATCCGACGCCGGGGACGCGCTGCTACATCCCGGCGAAGGCCACCGACAACCCGTCGCTGAACGCCGAGTACATCGAGGTCTTGAACGGGCTCCCGGAGAACCTGCGGCGGGCCCTGCGCGATGGCGACTGGAACGTGCTGGAGGGCGTGCGGTTCGCCCAGTGGTCGGAGCCGCACCACGTGATCAAGCCCGAGGATCTGCCGATGCCGGCGCTCACCGGCAAGAAGGTCATCGCCGTCGACTACGGGTACTCGGCTCCGTTCGCCGCGGTGTGGATGTGTCTGCTCCACGACGGCCTGGTCGTCGTCTACCGGGAGGAGTACGCGACCGAACTGACCGCGCGCCAGCAGGCGGCCCGCATCCTCGAGCTCTCCCGGGCGGAGGAAGAGTCCACGGGCGAGAAGATCCCTGTCGTCATGGACCCGTCTATGTGGCGGCGCGCCGACGCCGCCGCGAAGAAGACCCTGAACAAGGACATGCCGCCGGTCGGGTCCCCGGCCCACGACTACATGAAGGTCCTCGGCCGCGTGCCGGTGAAGGCTGTGAACGCCCGCGTCCACGGGGCCGGCCTCCTCGACGAGAAGCTGCGGGTGCAGAAGGACGGGTTCCCGCGGTTCCTGGTCTACGACACGTGCCGGGACACGATCCGGACGCTCCCGGCGCTGCCGCGCGACAAGAAGAACCCGGAGGACGTCGAGACCACGGCGGAGGATCACCTGTACGACGCGGTCCGGTACGGGCTCATGTACCTGGCGGGGCGCACCGTCGGGGTGCGCAAGCCCGACCTGCACTTGCCGTCGGCGGGGCCGGTCACGGCGGGTCTCGGGAAGCATCAGTTCTAGGTGGTTGCCCCACCGGCCCCGAATAGCTAAGATCATGTTAGCAACACGGGCCTTACCAGCTCTGCACCACCCTCGCCCCACCAAGGCGAGAAGCCCGAACACAAAGGAACGCCAATGAGTACCACTTTCGCGCCCCTGCGCGCCCACCGACTCCTCTCACCACGCCCGGCCGAGACCGAACTCTGCGGCCGCTGCGGCATCCCCTTCGACAGCACCCTCAAGGGCGAGCGCGGCAAGTACTGCCACGACTGCCGGCCCTACGCCGCCCAGCTCGGATGGTGCCCGCCGAAGCCGCGCAAGCACCGCGACCGCACCGCCCTGAGGAGCGCCGCATGAGCCGCTGGCGATTCAACTACCCCGAACACCCCGGCCTCGAACGCTGGTTGAATGACGGCGAACGCGGGGTCTCCTCCAACGCCATCGTCCAGTACCTCGTCCACGGGAAGATCCCGGCCGGCTTCAACGACCCCGCCGACCCCTCGGACTTCCGCCGCTGCGAACTACTGCTCAAGGCTGTGCCCTCCCTGCGCAAGCAGTTCCACCGCATGGCTGAGGTCTCCCCGCGCTGGGCCGCGCTCGTCGAACGCTGGGGCGAGATCGCGGCGCTCCTCGAGGAGGAGTACCCGACCGGGAAGGCCTCGCGGACCTTCGAGCTCATGCGGAACCTCGGCGAGGAGGCGGCATGAAGGCCCTGACCGTACGCCAGCCGTGGGCGTGGGCCATCATCTCCGGCGCCAAGACCGTGGAGAACCGGACCCGCCGCACCCATCACCGCGGCCGGATCGCGATCCACGTCGCCAAGCGCCCCGACCCCGATGCCATCTGGGATCAGGAGGCCATCCCGGCCAACTTCGGGAACGTCATCGGCACCGTCGAGATCGTCGGATGCCACCACGCCGACGACTGCGCCCGTCACCTGACCCGCAAGGAGGGCCCATACACGGAGCACTGCTCGCCGTTCGCGAACCCCGACGCCTGGCACTGGGAACTCGCGGGCGCCCGCCCGGTCACTCCTTTCCCCGCCACCGGGAAGCTCGGGCTCTGGCAGATCGACATGGAAGAGACCCCGTCGTGAGCCGCCGACCAGCCAGCAAGAAGAACTCGTGGCTCACGGGCCGCTGGACCGTCGCCTGCGTCAACTGGGGCAGCACCGACGCCCCGAAGGCTGTGGCCTACCTGAACATCGGCGAGGAAGCCAAGCTCACCCAGTACTTCCCGGATCACGCATCGGCGCTGGCACACGCCGACCGGATGGCCCGGCTGTTCGCGGTCGTGGAAGGACGAACAGCATGAGCCCGCGGCGGATTCAGCGGAAGCGCACGAAGGGCTGGCGGATGCCCCGGAGCGCCGTCTATGTCGGCCGCAATGGGTCCCTGAACGGCTGGGGCAATCCGTTCGTCGTCGAGGACCTGCTCAACGGCGGGAACATCGACCGGCAGCAGTCCGTCGACCTGTTCCGCCGAGCACTGATCGAGGGACGACTGCAGTTCAGCATGAGCAAGGTCCGCGCCGAGCTCGCCGGCAAAAACCTCGCCTGCTGGTGCCCGCTCGACCAGCCCTGCCACGCGGACGTGCTACTCCGCATCGCTGCCGGAAAGGAGGCCTGACATGCCCGCAGCCCTAAACATCGGCGGCCAGCAGTTCGGACTCCTGACCGCACGCGAGCGCATAGCGAAGGACTCTCACGGCGCCTGGCTGTCGCGTTGCGTCTGCGCATGCGGACGCGACGTCGTCGTCCGAGGCTCCACACTCGTCGCTGGCCGGACGACAGCGTGCGCCTCGTGTGCGACGTCCCAGGCCAACACCACGCACGGCGGCACCGGGACGGCCCTGTACCTGCGCTGGCGCGCCATGCTCGCGCGCTGCGAGGACCCGAACCACCGCGGCTGGAAAAACTACGGCGGGCGAGGAATAGAGGTCGCCGACGAGTGGCACGACTTCGAGACCTTCCGGAGTGACATGGGCGCCAGCTTTGCCCTGGAGCTCGAGCTTGACCGGATCGACCCGAACGGCCACTACAAGCCCAGCAACTGCCGGTGGACCACCCGCGCCGACCAGCAGAACAACCGGCGCAACAACCATCGGGTGACCTGGCGAGGCGAAACGCGGACCGTGAAGCAGTGGGCGACCGCGACGGGGATCAAGGCGAACACGATCCTCTACCGCCTCCGTCGCGGCTGGGACGTTGAGCGAGCACTAACGACCCCTTCGCGCGTTCTCCTCGAGATCGCGAACGAGGTGGTCACATGAGCGCGGCCTGCACACGGGGCCACAAGATCGAAGGCCTCAACGCCTATGAAACCAGCGGGGCCCCGCGATGCAGGGCCTGCCGCGTCGCCCACCGGAGACTGATGATGCCCGGGCCAGACTTCGAGGCCCGCTTCCAGACCGCAGCGGACGAGGCCTACACGGCCTACGAGGCCGGCTACGACTCTCTCGTCGAGTACCGGCGGGCGTCGCTCCTCGAGGACCTCGACTGGCTGATCCGCACCGGAGAAGTCTCCGAGAACGCGGCCCGCCGCCTCGGATACGACAAGGACGGGCTCTACTCCTACCTGAACCGCATCCGGCGGATGGACCTGTGGCAGCAGCTGACCGCCAACGACCCGAAGGTGGCGGCCTGATGGCCGGTTACAAGCCGGGCGCTGCTGTCCGGGCCGGAGCCGAGGCCCTGGAGCGTCAGCACCAGCACCTCCACGACCTCCAGGAACAGGCGAAACGGCTCCAACAGCAGGTCGACCGGCTCAAGGCACGGATCGTGGACGACGCCCGCGCCGAGTCCGCCCGCATCGTCGGCGAGGCCCGCGACATCGCACTCTCCGTGCTGGAGACCGCCCACGCCACAGCCGACAGGGTCCGGTCCGAAGCCGCCAACCACGCCGCGGCCGCCCGGATGGAAGCCGAACGCGAAGCCGCGCTGATCCGCGAACGCGCCTACCTCGAAGGCCGCGCCCGCGCCGACCAGAACCGGCTGCAGTTCGACGAACTCCAAGCAGCACGCCAGCGCCGCCGCACGCTCGGCAAGGTGTCATGAGCGCCCCACAGAAGGCCTGCGTGGGCTGCGGGGTGCTGCTCGTGCCCATCGGCCAGCCGACCGGTGAAGGCGTCAAGCAGAACGCAGGCCGCGGCCGGTGCCGGTCCTGCTACAACCGCGACTACGGCGACCAGGAGCGGGCCGCTAAGCGCGCGGCCAAGGTCCGAAAGGCGCTCGACGTCCCACTCGAAGAAATCACGGACCCCAAGGTCCGCAACAACCGAACCGGCCTCGACCGGATGCTCGCCGAACGGCGCGCACGACTCAGGAGACTCCAGAAATGACGCTCACCCTCACCGACATGTTCTGCGGCGCCGGTGGCTCCTCGACAGGGGCGCTCAGCGTACCCGGCGTCGAGGTCCGCACCGCGATGAACCACTGGGCACGCGCCATCGAAACGCACGCCGCGAACCACGAGTCCACCGACCACGTCTGCGCGGACATCCAGCAGGTCGACCCCGACTACATCGCGCCCACGGACATCCTCTGGGCCAGCCCGGAATGCTTCACCGCCGGACACCTCGTCACCACCACCCGCGGCCAGGTACCCATCGAAGACGTTCAGGTCGGCGACGTCGCCCTCACACACAAGAACCGCTGGCGCCCCGTCGTACGCGTCCAGCGCCGCAACAACGCCAAGGTCGTGCGCGTCTCCGGCGCAGGGCACCCAGGCATCACGGTTACCCCCAACCACCGGTTCTGGGCGCGATCCTCTGACCGCGCGTGGAACGGCAACGGATACACGCGCCGCTACGGCGTCGAGGACTGGATGCGCGTTGACCGGATGCTGACCAACGAAGCGCTCTGGGCCACGCCCGCCACTATCGGAAGGTCTTTCACGATCCCATCGGAGCCACTGCCGCCAGTGTTTGAGCAGTCCGGAATGGGCGAGTGGCTCCTTGGCCGGTGGCTGGGCGACGGGTCCCTCTCGTTCGGGCGCAACCACGAGGTGACCATCTGCTGCGGCTTCCACGAAGCCGACAAGCTCGCCGCAGACCTCGAAACGACTAACGTCCGCTGGCACCGCTCCGACAAGCGGACAGCGACGGTTTTCACGGCCTCCTGCGCGGAGTCCCGCGACTGGCTCGAGCGGAACTGCGGACATGGTGCAGAGAACAAGCAGGTTCCCGCCTGGTACTACGACATGCCCGAAGGCGACCGGCACGCGCTTCTCGACGGCTACATGTCCGCCGACGGTGGCACCACGCAGCGCCGCCACCGGGCCAGCACCGTCTCCCGCGGGCTAGCTGTATCGATGCGCCTGATTGCCGAGTCCCTGGGGCATCGTGTCGCCATGGCTCACGACAACCGCACCACCTACGAGATCGAGGGCAGAACGGGCACGGCGCGGCAGCAGTGGATCATGCACTGGGAGCCGAAGCTCTCGGATGATCGGCGCCCTGAAGCGTTCGTCGAGAACGGACACGCCTGGTCGCGAGTACGCCGCGTCGAGGAGCTCGCCGATGCGGCCACGGTCTACAACATCGAGGTCGAGGAGGATCACTCGTACGTGCTCGACGGCATTGTGGTGGCGAACTGCACGAACCACTCGGTGGCGAAGGGTCGACGCAGGGTCACCGGGCAGCGCCCGCTGTTCGGTGGCACCGACGAGGACGCCGCGGCCATCAAGTCGCGCGCCACCATGTGGGACGTGCCGCGCTTCGCCGAGATCCACAACTACCGGCTGATCATCACCGAGAACGTGGTGGATGCGGCGAGATGGGTGATGTTCGACGCCTGGCTGCACGCGATGGAATCGCTCGGCTACGAGCACCACATCGTCTACATCAACAGCATGCACGCCCAGCTCGCCGGCCTTCCAGCACCCCAGAGCCGAGACCGGATGTACGTGATGTTCTGGAAGCGCGGACAGCGCCGTCCGGACTTCGACCGGCTCCGCCCCATGGCGTACTGCCCGACGTGTGACGAGACGGTGCGCGCGATGCAGGTCTTCAAGAAGGCCGAGCGCTGGGGCCGATACCGTGCCCAGTACGTTTACCGGTGCCCGAACACGTCCTGCCGGAACCAGGTCGTCGAACCCGGGTGGCTGCCGGCGGCGTCGGCCATCGACTGGTCGCTGCCGGCGCAGAGGATCGGCGACCGGGCCAAGCCGCTCGCCGAGAAGACGATGGCGCGGATTCAGGCCGGTCTCGACAAGTACGGGCGGCAGGCGATGCAGGTGGCTGCCGCCGGCAACACCTACGACGCGGCGTCGGGCAAGCCGGGCAGCTACTACCGTGTCTGGCCGGCGGCGGAAGCGCTGCGCACCCAGACCGGGACCGCCGAGCACGGCCTCCTGGTCCCCGTCGAAGGGCGAGTCGGCAAGGATGCCCGGTCTTCGATGGAGGCCATGCGCACGCAGACCACTCGCAACGAGACTGGAGTGCTGATCCCGCCGCTACTCGTCCGGCACAACAACGTCCGCGGCGACGGCGGCTACCTCTCCACGTCGGTCGATGAGGTCATGCGGACCCTGACGACGGCCGGACACCAGTCCCTACTGATGCCGTACTACGGCTCGAGCAAGCCGCAGCAGGTCACGGACCCGATCGGCACGCTGACGACGGTTGACCGGTACGCGATGATCACGCTCCGTGGTCAGAACGCACCCAAGTCGCCGCGTGACGCCCTGGACACCTTCGCGGCCAACGGGCAGCACCACGGCATCGCGTCGGTGGACGTACCGCGCGTCGAGGACTGCCTGTTCCGGATGCTCTCGCCGGGAGAAATCGCCGCCGGCATGGCGTTCCCCGGCGACTACATCATGACCGGAACCAAGCGGGAGAAGGTCAAGCAGGCCGGCAACGCCGTCTGCCCGCCCAACGCACGCGACCTCATCACCATCGGCGCCGAATCACTCAACTAGGAGCACACCCGTGACCTACCAGCTCACTCCCAAGCATCGTCTGCACCAGACGTTCGAGCCCCGCGAGGGCTTCCCCCAATTCGCGATCCACGACCACTACTCGCTGACCGCTGACGAGGCGCTCGCCCAGCGCGTCAAGCGTTTGAAGGAGGCCGGGACACCGCACGAGGTGGACGGGCACACGCTCACCTACGAGGACGAGTCCGGCAAGACCACGCTGTACTACGGGGAGGCCCGCTGACCAGCCCCATCCCACACGCCCCGGACCCCGGATGCCATGCTCCGGGGCATGGTGAACACGAGTGAACGCGGGGTGCCTTCCGGCATCATCAAGGCCCAGCAAGGCAAGTTCGAGGTCGAGCCCCTCGACTTCAACGCGCAGCTGCGGTTCCCGCTGAACATCCCGATCTACGACCGGGTGCGCGCCGACGGCCAGGTCGAATCCGTGCTCAACGCGGTGCAGCTGCCGATCCTCAGCGCCCCGTGGGACCTGCACACGGAGGGCGTCCGCGACGAGGTCGTGGCGCTCATCCGCACGGAACTCGGGCTCCCCGAACCCGGGAATGGCATGGGCCCGCGTGCACGCCGGGAGGGCATCCGCTGGAGCGAGCACCTCGAGCAGGTCCTCACGATGCTCTGGGCGGGCTTCATGTGCTTCGAGCAGGTCTACGAGGTCAGCCCGGCCCGGCCCGGGCAGGAAGACACCGGGCTGGACGAGATCGTGCACCTCCGGAAGCTGTCCCCGCGGATGCCGCAGTCGATCACGAGCATCGAGGTCGGCCGCGACGGCGGACTCGAGGCCGTCACCCAGGTCGGCCTGGACGACAAGGACATTCGGATTCCGGTCGACCAGCTGGTGATGTACACGCACAAGCGAGAGGGCGCGGACTGGTCCGGCCGGTCGATCCTGCGCACGGCCTACCGGCACTGGCTGATCAAGGACGCGCTGATCCGGGTCGACGCGCAGGCCGGGGAGCGCAACAGCATGGGCATCCCGGTCGTCACCTACAGTTCGGATGCCGACAAGGAGGAGGCGCTGAAGATCGCGCAGGACCTGCGTGCCGGGGCGACCTCGGGTGTGGCTCTCGAAGAGTCGAAGATGTCGCTGGCCATCGTCGGTGTGCAGGGCGCGACAGTGGATCTGCTGCCGAAGATCAGCTACCACGACCAGCAGATCGCGAAGTCGGCACTGGCGATGTTCTTGGACCTCGGGCACGACAACGGGGCGCGCAGCCTCGGCGAAACCCACCTGAAGGTCTTCCTCAACCGGCTGCAGCAGGTCGCGGACTACATCGCCGTGACGGCGACCGAGCACATCATCCGCGACCTGGTCGAGCTGAACTTCGGGCCCGACGAGCCGTACCCGGCGCTAACGCCGGGGAATCTGCGGGCTAGTCAAGGGATCTCGGTCGAGGAACTGTCGACTCTGGTGAATTCGAAGGTGATCCAGCCTGACGACCAGCTAGAGGGCTTCGTGCGTTCGAATCATGGACTCCCGCAAGTAGACAAGTCTACTACGCGTCCGGGCGGGGCACAGGAGGGCGGTGTCGCAATCGTGGACGCTTCGCAGATCGCCCGCTCGGCCCCTGTCCCGGCACCGACCGCACCTTCCGCCACGGACGAGCATGACGAGAAGCTCAACGGGCTCCTCGGCGAGCTGCTGTCGGTGCGTGAGCGCCGCGGGAAGCGCTGATGTGCCGGATCTGCGACCTTGCCGCGGCTGAGATCCTGCTCGCCGAGGAGACGAGCGCGCTCATCGCCGAGCAGTTCGCCGCCGGCGCCGCCCCACCGAACGCCGTCCGGCCGCTCTTCGTGCACGAGGAGCGCGCGCAGGTGCGCTTCGCGGAGCTCGACGAGGCCTTGGAGAGGTCGACGGCCGTGGTCGCCGCCATCGTGACGACCCTGCACGAGGAGCTGCGCGAGATCGTCCTCGCCGCGCTCTTCCCGGCAGGGGCCGCTGAGCGCTCCCCGGAGGAGGTGTTGGCGGCGTTCGCTGCGCTCCACGCCCGCCAGCCGACCGAGGTGCGGGTCGCACTCGATCAGGCCATGGACCGGCTCGACCGCGCCTACGCGGACACCTACCGGGCAGCATCCGGCGCGGCCATCGCAGAGGCCCGCCGCCAGGGCGCCAGGGCGCCGGTCACCGCGCCTACGCCCGAACCGGACCGGATGCGGCCCGCCGCGCAGGCCGTCGTGCTGCGCACCTGGCAGTGGCTCATGTTCAAGGCCCACGAGACCGTGGGCCTGCCGTCCAGCCTGCCCACGGCGATGGTGCCGCGCGAGTCCGTGGAGCGGATCCTCGGCCGCATCGAACCGAAGGGAGCCATCGATCAGGCCCGGCAGGGCGTGCACGTCGCGAACGGCGGCGGACGCATCGAGACCGCCGAGGTGCTCGAGCCCGTGCAGATCTACGCGTCCGAGATCATGGACGGCAACACATGCCGGGCGTGCTCGGAGATCGACGGCATCGAGTACGCCGACATGGAAGAGGCCCGCGAGGACTACCCGCTCGGCTTCTACCGGGGCTGCGACGGCGACGCCCGTTGCCGCGGCACGCTGGTCTTCATCTACGGCGACCCGGACGACGAGATCCCGGCCGACCCGGACGAGGATCTTCCGGAGCCGCAGGGGCTCGTCACGGAAGACATGCTCCGGCACATCGTGCGCGGCGACGGCCCGACCCAGGGAGGTCACACGTTCGGTTTCTTCGGCGAAGGCAAGACCGTGTTCCCGGAGGACTGGGACGACGCGAGGGTCGGGGATGCGGTCTCGAAGGTCATGGCCGGCACGCCGCGGCAGTTCGGGCGCGGGCGCCTCGTCTGGGAGGCCGAGCAGGACGGCGTGATGATCCGTGCGGCGGCCCGCCGGTTCGAGTCGCAGGCCACGGATGTGGTGGAGATCGTCCCGAAGACGGCCTTCCCGCTGTACGGTCAGGGGGTCTTCGTGACCCGTGGTGACCAGCGGATCCCCCTGCCCACCAGAGAGGCTAGAGACCGTGAAGCCCAGTCAAATCGTGCCGGCGGGAGCGTAGAATCGTGACCATGGGGACACCAGAATTCCGGGCCGCGCAGGACCTCATCGACGCCTGCCGCTCGCACCTGCCGGACGACGTCCAGGAGTACGTGGACCTGCACAACTCGTGCGGGGAGTGGACTGACGCCCTCGACGTCGTACTGGAAGAGGCGCCCCTCGACGAGATCGTCGTCGACGAGGATCTGGCGCTCCGCCTGAGCACGCACTTCGGCCGCGACGCCCTCAAGGACGTGCCGGCGGACTTCCTGTCCGAAGACTTCCACGACAAGCTCGACGCCCTGGTGGCCAGACACCAGTAGCCGGCCCCAGCGCAAACCCTCGTCGTCCCCCACGGGCGGCGGGGGTTTCCTCATGCTGCGGGCATGGCGAAAACGACATATACGACAGTCACCGGGGTCCCGCTGATCCGTACCGGGACGTGGAACGCCTCGACCGGTGAAACCACAGTCACGAAAGAGCATCTGGAGCAGGCCGTCGAGGCGTCGGCCTCCGAGCTCCTCGACAACGCCGTAATCAAACTCGGCCACGTCGACGACCGTTTCGACAACCCCGACTGGTTCGACCTCGACGGCGAGCCCGCCTACGGGCAGATCACGAACCTGCGGGTCGAGGACGACGAAGAAGGCAGCGTCCTCCTCGGCGACTTCATCAACATCCCCGAGGATCTGGCCGACAAGATGGAGTCGGCGTACCCGTACCGGTCGGTCGAGCTGAACTTCGACATCGAGCTGGTCGACGACACGGGGAAGGTGAAGGCCAGCTTCCCGGTCGTCCTCACAGCTGTGGCCCTGCTTGGCGCGGCCGCGCCCGCAGTGTCCGGCCTCGGCGCCGTACACGAGGCCTTCACGAAGGTCGCGAAGGGCGGGAAGATCGCTGCCGCCCGGTACACGTCGCACTTCGCGCTGGCCGGCACCCACACCTACGGGTCGCTGCGGACCGCCCTCGAGCAGGGGATCCGAAGCGGCCTCGCGGACGACGTCTACTCGTGGGTGCGGGACTTCGACGACGACCACGTCGTCTACGAGATCGAATCCCGGACGGACATGCGCCTGCTGCGCCGCGGCTACACCATCGCCGAGGACGGGGCCGTTTCCCTGTCCGAGGAGGCGGAGGAGGTCTACGAGCGCCGCGTGTTCGAGCCCATCGCCGACACGAAGCCCGTCCCACACAGCCTGTCGGGGGCCCGTGAGTCTGAGCGCGTGAAGCCGTCCTCTGTGGCGGCGAAGGCACCCAGTAGTCACAGCCGCAAGAAGGAGGCCGACATGGCGACCCTGACCGAAGAGCAGGTCAAGAAGCTCCGTACCGCTATGGGCGTGTCGGACGAGATCACGGACGAGGAAATCCTCGCCGCCCTCGACGACACGGACCCGACCCCGGACGCCCCGGTAGAACCAGCAGAGGAGCCGGCACCGGTCGCGGAGGCCCCTGAGCCTGTCGCCGCGTCGGCCGGGCTCCCCGAGACCGTGCAGGTGTCCGCAGCTGCGTTCACGCAGCTGCAGCAGTCCAACGCGTCGATGGCCGCGCGCCTGGCGAAGGTCGAAGCAGCTGAAGCGGCGAAGCGCCGCGACGGCATCATCAAGGCCGCATTCGCCGCAGGCCGCCTGCACCCGGCCGAAGAGGCAGCATTCCGGTCGGCCCTGGAACGCGACGAACAGGGCACCCAGTCCCTGCTCGAGGCCCGCCACCCGGTCTTCCCGACACAGGAACTGGGCTCGGCGAACGCTGCCTTCGCCCTGAACGGCACCGACGCGGTCTCGCAGGCCCAGCAGGCGACCGACGACAAGATTTTCGGAAAGGTAGGTAAGTAGCCGTGCCCAACAACGTGTGCATCCCGTACTTCGTCGACCCGAAGGACGCGTCCGGCCTCGTGGCTGGCGCCCCCGTGGTCGGCAAGACCTTCGTGAGCTTCGTCGCCGGCGGCACCGGGGGTCTCCCCCACGTGTCGACCGCCGCCGCGGACACGGTCCCGAACGCCGTCGCCGCCTACGACCAGGTCGTCGGCAAGGCAGTGCACCTGATCAGCGCCGGCCACGTGCCGGTCACGGTCGGCGCGGACGTCGTCCCCGGTGACCGGGTCAAGGTCGGCGCAGACGGCCGGGCCGTCAAGATCGCCGCGACCGGTGAAGAGCACCTCGCCATCGGCACCGTCTACGTCGGCGCCGCCACCGGCGCAGACGCCGCCATTTTCCTGAGCCTCTAGAAAGGAGGACCCGTACATGTACCCGGAAGAGCCGCTGGATCCCCAGTACCTCGAAAACTACCTGTCGAACCCGACTCGTGTTCGCCGCCAGATCGCGGAGAACATCAAGGACCGGTCCATCGCCGACTACGCGTTCGGTCAGGGCAACGCGAACCAGGGCGCCGTCGTGTACGACGTCATCACTGGCGAGGTCCTCGAGGGCGAGCGCGAGGCCGAGGAGATCGCGCCCGGCGCGTCCTTCCCGATCATCACCGTCAACTCGTCCGAGCCGAAGCTGGCGAAGGTCGACAAGTACGGTGGCGCCGCCGAGATGCTGTGGGACGCGATCCGCCGCAACGAGACCGACACGTGGGCCTCCCGCCAGCGCGTGCTTGAGGGCACGGTCATCAAGAAGGTCAACCGCGTCTCGGTCAAGGCCATCGAGGACGCACCGCTGAAGCAGGTGCTCACGGTCGGCGCCGGTTGGTCCGTGGGCAGCACCGACGTGGTGTCGGACATCCTCGCCGGCAAGAGCCTGATCGACGACCAGGAGCTCGGCTACACCGCGAACCTGGCCCTCATCAACCCGCTGGACGCGCAGGCCTACCTGCTCGGCCGGAAGGACGTGCGCGAGCAGTTCCCGAAGGAGTCCCGCGAGCTGAACCCGGTGCTCTCGGCCGACATCGACGGTCTCGCGAACCTCGAGTGGATCAAGACCAACCGTGTCCCGCGCGGCAAGATGTACATCATGCAGCGTGGCGTGTTCGGGTCGGTCCGTGACGAGCTGAACGGCCTGCAGACGAACGTCTACGACAACAACGACCGGCAGCTGAAGGTCGTCCAGGCGTGGCGGAACATCGTTCCGATCATCACGGACCCGAAGGCCCTGCTGGAAATCAACGGGATCGGGGCGTAGTCATGGCGGCACGTAAGACGACGGCGAAGCCAGCGAGCGGCCTGGCGAAGTTCGTCAACCCCGAGGCGGCTGCTGCCGACGAGACGGTGCCCGAGCCCGAGGCCAAGGCGACCGCGCCGGCCACCGGCGAGGGGCAGCCGGCGGAGGCCAAGGTCGACGCGACGGCGGCACAGGAGTCCACACCCGAGCAGGCCGCTCAGGAGGAGCCCGCTACGGCGGGCACCGCCGAGGGCGCGCCGGCAGCCGAGGCGGTCCCGGCGGAAGCCGAAGCCGAGCCGAAGCCGGACGACGTCGAGGTTACCGTGATCGCGGACGCGATCACCCTTCGTCCCGGTTGGCTGGCCAGCAAGGGCCAGAAGGTGACTCTGCCCCGGGCCAAGGTTGACCGGCTCGTGAAGCTGGGGGCGGTCCGCCGCTGATGAGCACCACAGAATGGGAGGTCAGCGCCGAAGAAGTCCGCGCGCTGGCCTCCCATCGCACACCCGCCGCGTCGCCCGACCCGGTCTACCAGCGCGACCTGCGTGCCATCAGCGACGACGACATTGACGCCTGGATCAGCGAGGTTTCCGCCGTCGTCGACATCCGGCTGCGCAGGCGCTCCCGCCTGGCCACCGGAAACCGGGCACGGCTGGTCGCCGCCGGCAAGACCGTGGTCAAGGTCGGTGCGGCCGCGTACCTCGTCGACGCCGCCGCGCCCACACGGGCCGGTGTCGCCGACAACGCCTCGTACGGGCAGGTGCTCTGGACCCGGTACCAGTCCGAGCTGGAAGAGCTGGCCGAGGCCCTCGAGGAATGGATCGCCGACGGCGGCGATGACGACTCCGGGACCGCGAAGAGCGCCGGCGGCGCCGCGAGCTTCCCGGAACCGAAGATCACAGACGATATGGGGTGGTGATCCGTGCCGACGGTGATCCGATTCAACAGCGACGGCATGCGGCCCTTCGCGATGATGCTCGAGCGCTTCGGCGAGAACCTGCAGGACGCGGAGCAGGCGTTCGACAAGATGGCCGACCACGCGTCGGTGGTCTTTCGGGGCCAGTTCGAGACGCAGGGTCGGCGCCTGGGGAACTCGAAGTGGGCGCCGCTCTCCCCGAAGTATGCGGCGCAGAAGGCCCGGGCTTTCCCGGGGATGCCGTTGCTCGTCGCGACGGGTGATCTGCGCAAGTCGCTGGCGTTCCGTCCGTTCGGCATCGACGAGATCACGTCGAAGGGCATGACTCTCGGAACCGCGGTCCCGTATGCGTCTTACCACCAGCGGGGCACCCCACGTATGCCGCAGCGCAAGCTCGTCGGCCGGCTGAGCGCGCAGGACACGCGGGCGATGTCGACAATCCTGCACGAGCACATCGTGAAGGGAGTCCGGGCATGATCGGGCAGGAGGGCGTGTGCCGGGCCCTGGTCGGGCGGATCAACGCGCGACTCGCGGCCGAGTGCGCCCTCGTCGACGCGCACACGGGCGGCGAAGCGGTCCCCGTGCCGCACCCGGACAACGTCTTCCCCTACTGGGTCGATCTGATCGAGTCCCAGGACCGGCTGCCGGCCATCATGGTGATGATCGAGGACACCGACACGATCACTTCGGCCCGGCAGATCGACGACGGCGGCGAGTACGACGAGTACGCGCACCAGTACCCGGTCGTCGTCGTGATCGTGAACGCCGGCGAGCACTACGGTGAGACCGAGCTGACCCGGCAGCGCCTCATGCTGGCGACCCGAAACACGATCCTCCGCCACCAGTCACTCATCCCCGGAGAGGGCGAGTCCGCGCGCATAGATCCGGACACGCTGCGGGAGTCGCCGAGCTTCGGCGCCCAGAACCAGCAGACGGGCCAGTTCCTCCTGGAGTCGGCGCTTCGCTTCACGGTCCGCACCCAGGAGCGGCTCTTCGTCCTCGACGACCTCGGGCGGGCCGACATCACCCAGGACACGGGTCTGATCCCGCGCGAGTAACACGCGGCCCATCCCACACGCCCACCCGGCGGGTACCCACTATGTGGGCATGAGCGCAAACACCGTGCACAACCCACTGCCCGTGGAGGTCGTGTTCACGAGCGACGGGCGGACCCTGGCAGGGCACACGACCGCTACCGCGCCGCGCGGCGACAAAGTCACCGAGCGGCTCCTGCGGTCCGGCCGCCTGATCACTCCGGCCCGCCGCCCCGACCCTCCCAAGACCGAGCGAGTTTCCAAGACCAAGACCTCTGAGAAGGAGGAAGCCTGATGCGAGTAGGCGTCGAAGTAACCACCGGGCTGCGTACCGGCCCGAGCAACCCGGGCCCGCCGTCCGGAATCTTCCAGATCGCCGGAGTGACCGAGCGTGGCCCCGTCGAACAGACCGTGCAGGTCAAGAGTCTCGGCGAGTACACGAATCTCTTCGGAGACCGGACCCCGTACTCCTCGAACACGTTCGACACGGCGCGACTCTTCTTCGAGGAGGGCGGCGCCGACCTTCTGGTGTCCCGCGCCGTCGGCCCGGCTGCCACCAAGGGCTTCCTCAACCTTGAAGACTCCGTGGCCGTGCCCACGATCAAGGTGGAGGCCAAGCACCCCGGCGGCTATTCGGCCGGTCTCACGGTTGCTGTCGAGAACGTCGCCGACCTGGTCACGATCACGATCTCCGAGGGCGGCGAAGTCCTGGCGCGGTTCCGTGACCTGGCCACCGTCGCCGACATCGTCGCGGCCGCGGCCGGCAACCGGCACGTGAACGTCACCGACCTCGGGTCCGCGACGGCCGCCCCGGGCAACCTGCCTGCGACGCTCGCCGCGACGGCGCTCTCCGCTGGCGAGGACGACCGTGGCAACATCACTGCCACCGAGATCGTGTCCGCCCTCGAAACCGGGGGTGACCAGATCGCCGGCGGTGCAGTCGCAGCACCGGGCTACTCCTCCGACATCATCGGCGGCGCCCTCATCGGCTACGCCTCGGGGGCCGGGGCCATCGCCCTGCTCGCCCCGCACGCGGATGCGACGAAGGCCGAAGCCATCCAGGCGGGCGACGAGCTGGCCAGCGCTGGCGCCGGAGCCTACGCGGGCCTCTTCTGGCCGCACCTGAGCATCCCGGACGGGTCCGGCTCCCGCGTCATCAGCCCCGAGGGGTACATCGCCGCAGTGCGCGCCCGGGCGTTCCGTGAGATCGGGTTCTGGACGGCCCCGGCCGGCGACCGCGCGACCATGCAGTGGGCCAACGGCACCGTCACCGCGGTCACCCCAGAGGTCAACAACGAGCTGGGTGCGGCCTACGTGAACGGCATCGTCACCGTCGCCGGGCGCACCAAGCTCTACAACTGGACGTCGCTCTCGACGGATCGGGCGAACTTCGCCCTGCTGTCCGCCCGTGACACGCTCAACAACTTGGTCCGTCTGGTCAAGACCGCGCTCGAGCCTTTCGTCTTCCAGACGGTCGACGGGCGCGGGCACCTGCTCTCGCAGGTCGAGTCCGCTGCGGTGTCTGTCGTCGCCCCGGTCGCCGAGGCCGGCGGGTTCTTCGCCCGCATGGTTGGCGACGAGGAGATCGACCCGGGCTACCTCGTGGTCGTGGACTCGACGAACAACGGCCTGGACAACCTCGAGGAGAACACGGTCCTCGTGGACATCTCCGTCCGGCTCTCGCCGGTGGCGGCACTCATCAAGGCCGAAGTCGTGAAGGTGCCGCTCGCGGCAGCCCTCTAAGGGAAGGAGATAGATCGTGGCTAAGAGCTCACAGCGAGATTGGCTGAACCTGGTCAGCAACGTGCCGGGCACGTGGCGCAACGTAGAGGGCGGCGGGGCAACCGCCGAGTACAACCGTGACTACGACGGCGGGTCGGACAAGGCTGACTTTCTCGTCGGCCCGACCGAGCACGAGGACCTGACGTTCACGCGGACGTTCGATCCGGTGCGTGACGCCGCGTGGATCAAGAAGCTCGAGCAGCACGTGGGCCGCTCGAAGCACCGGCTGAGCCGTCAGCCCATCGACGCGAACAAGACGGCCGTTGGGAAGCCGAAGACCTACTACAACGCGCTGCTGGTCGGGCTGACCTACCCGGGATCTGCGCCGTCGGCGGACCCGTCGGAGATCGTCCTGGTGTTCGCGCACAACGGGCCGTCGAAGTAACTGATCTTCCGGCCCGTCGTCGGGGTTCGGCGGGCCGGAATTCCAAGCGTTGGAGGGGCGTCCCCCGTGGTGACACGGAGGGCGTCCCCCACGTGTTTAAGGGGCTCGGCGACGCTTCGAGGTGACCGGCCCCGCCGTGGGGCTATCACCGATCAAAGGAAGATAACCGTGTCTGACACCCCGACTTTCGGCACCGTCCCCACCCAGACCGCCCCGAGCGCGCAGCCCCAGCAGACCATTGCCGTGGCGCCGACGGAGACCGCTGAACCGAGCGTTTTCGACCTCCTGAAGGCGGAAGCCGCGAAGGAAAATCGCAAACTGGTGCGCTTCGACGTCGAGGAGCGTCCCGGTTTCCAGATCGAAGTTAACGCCGTCATCGACTACCCGGCTTTCAAGCGATACCAGGCAGCTTCCATGCGCGGCTCCAAGGACGCTTCGAAGGCCGACGCGCTGCTCTTCGGGTCACTGGTCGTCGCCGAGTCCACCACGCGCATTTTCCACCGCGGCAAGGCCCTCGCCGACCCGTCCGGCGAAGACATCAACTTCCGCGCCGAGGGATTCATCGCCACGTTCGATGCGGACACCGCCGCCGACGCGGCCGCGAAGTTCATCGGCGACGGTCACGTGATCAGCCTCGGCAACACGATCCTCGAGCGCGCCGGATACGGGGCCGAGGCCATCACCGTCGAGGACCCTACCGACGGCTAGCCAAGTGGCTGGCCGAACAGCCGGCCTTCATCAGCGATGCGCATATCGCCGACGCCCTCGGCCTGGACCCGGTCCTCGTGAACACGGAGACCAGCAGTGACCGGCGGGCCATCCGATACGCGGCCTACCTGGTGAAAGCCAAAGAGCACGACAAGCAGCGGCGGGAGATCCAGAGCAAGTCCCGCCGCACGACGGAGGAGTAAAGGAGGGGCGCCTGTGGCTGAAGAACGAGTAGTCCTCACAGCAGAGCTGAAGGACTTGGCCACAGCGCCCCTCGACAAGCTGACGAAGAAGCTCGACACCGCTTCGAAGTCCTCCGAGAAGTCCGCGAAGACGCTCTCGAAGTCGAGTCAGCGGGTCGGCTCCGACACTCGGCAGGGGTTCGAGCGGGCGACGAGCGCGATCACGCGCATGGAGAAGCTCGGCGGAGCAGGCATGGTGGCCACTGGCACCAGTGCTGACAAGCTGGTCTCGAAGCTGAAGCAGTCGGAGAACGGCGTCGCGCGCTTCGCCGGGAATACCGGCAGCGCCGTGCAGGCTGCTACCGCCCACGTCCGAGGTCTGGCGCAGACGAAGAGCGGCTTCGATCTCTTCAAGAACCTGGCGTCGGATGCCGGGAACAAGGCCGTCGAGGCGCTCTCCGGGAACAAGCTGACGGGCGGGGCCACACGCGGGGTCCAGAACTTCATCTCGGGCATGCGATCCGCTGACGCCGCGGCCTCCTCATTCACGGGGCGGCTCGGTTCTCTCGGCGGGGTCGCGGGCCGCGTACTCGCTCCGGCCGCGCGTGGCGTCCAGAACTTCGTCGCCGGCGCCCGGTCGGCTGACGCTGCGAGTTCGGCCCTGACTGGCCGGCTGGGGTCTCTCGGCGGCATGGCTGGCAAGGCTCTCGCGCCGGGTGTGCGGGGCGCCCAGAACTTCATCTCCGGGCTCAAGAGCAGCAACGCTGCCAGCTCGGCCCTGACCGGGCGAATGGGCTCCCTGGGCGGGGCCGTGTCCAAGGCCCTGACACCGGGTGTGCGCGGGGCGCAGAACTTCGTTGCGGGCTTCCGGTCCGCTGATGCTGCGTCGTCCGCGCTGACCGGCAAGCTCGGCTCCCTCGGCGGGGCCGCATCGAAGATCGTCGGCCCGGTCTCCCGCGGCATTTCCAGCGTCACTGGATTCCTCGGCCGCGCCGGCACCAGCGTCGTCAACTTCGGGTCCAAGTTCTCCGGGCTCGCAGCCCCGATTGGCCGCGGTCTGTCTGCTGTCGGCCCGGCCGTGTCGAAGGCGGCCGGTGCCTTCGCTGCGGGCGCCGGGCGGATGGTATCGGCTGCCGCGAGTGCCGGTGCGCGCATCGCCTCAGAGCTCGGACGCGGCATCAGCTCCGCCGTGTCCTCTGTCGGGAAGATCGCGGGCGTCGCTGGCGCCGTCGTCGGCGGCATCGCCATCAGCGGAGGCCTCAGCCGTGCCCTGAACATCGAGAACGCGCAGGCGAAGCTCAAGGGTCTCGGTCACGATGCGAAGTCCGTCACCAAGATCATGGAGAACGCCGGGGCCTCCGTGGAGGGAACGGCCTTCGGGCTCGACGCTGCGGCGACGACCGCTGCCGGGGCCGTCGCTGCCGGCATCAAGCCGGGCGAGCATCTTGAGAAAGTCCTGAAGTCCGTCGCGAACTCCGCGGCGGCCGCGAACATGCCCATGGACGAGATGGGGGCCATCTTCAACAAGGCCGCCTCGATGGGCAAGGTCCAGAACGACGTGCTCGCGCAGGTCGCCGACCGGGGTCTCCCGATCTACCAGAAGCTGGCCGAGCAGTTCGGAGTGACCACCGAAGAGGTCTTCAAGATGGCCTCGGCCGGCAAGATCGGATTCGCCGACTTCGAGAAGGCCATGACCAGCGCCGCGGGCACCGTGGCCGTGGAGATGGGCAAGACCTTCGCCGGAGCCCGGTCCAACGCGCGCGCTGCTCTCGGCCGCATCGGCGAGCTCGTCGTGAAGCCCTTCCTCAGCATCGGCAAGGGAATCTTCAACGCCGTCATCCCCATTGCGAACGCAGTGAAGGGCGCGATCAGCCCGGCCTTCGAGTCCTTCGGCAAGTCCGCCGACTCGGCGGCCGAGCGGATCGAGAAGTGGGGACAGCGGACTGGGGCCGTCATCACGCTCGCGGGGCAGATCTTCGGTTTCGCCACGAGGGATGCCGAAAAGTGGAAGGACGCTGTCGCGACCATCGGCGACACCGGGGGCAAGCACTGGCCGATCTTGGATCGGCTGATCCAGATCCGAGACGCGTTCACGGGCGTCCGCGACCTGATCCTGCAGGGCGACTTTACCTCGGCGTTCCGAAACGCATTCGGCATCGAAGAGGACCACCCCGTCGTCGGCTTCCTGATGACGGTCCACGAAAACCTCGAAAAACTCAAGCCGATCTTCCAAGGCGTCCTCGGCGCAGGCGCAGGCGGGCTCCTCGCACTCGGGACCTCGGCGGCGTCGTCGCTCCCGGTCATCGGCGGTCTGATCCCAGCCATCGCGCCCATCGTCGGCGTGATCGGCGGGCTCCTGGCCGCGTCGCCACAGCTGCGCGACGCCCTCGGCGGGGCGTTCTCCGGCATCCTCGAGGCAGTCGCGGGCATCGGCCCGGCGCTGGCCCCGCTCGGTGAACAGTTCCTCGGGCTCTTCGCCACGCTCGGCGACGGTCTCGCCGCGGTGCTGCCGATCCTCGGCGAGGGCTTCGCGACTGTGCTGGGTGCACTGCTCCCGGCGCTCGTGCCGCTCGCGGAGACCCTCGCGACGGTGGCGGGCGTCCTCGCTGAGGGCCTGGCGTCAGTGCTGCCGATGATCGTCCCCGTGCTCGCGGAGTTCATGGGCGTCGCGCTCGGTCTCGTCCCGGCACTCCTGCCCTTGGTGGAAGTCGCGGCCACCGTCGCCTCGGTCCTCGCTGAGGGCCTAGCAACCGTGCTTCCCATGATCCTTCCGGCCCTGTCCGGATTCCTCGAGGTCATCGTCGGGCTCGTCCCGGCCCTGCTCCCGCTCGTCGAAGTCGCCGCCGAGTTCATCGGTCAGCTCATGACCGGGCTCGCCCCGATCCTGCCGCCCATCATGGAACTCCTCGGCACGCTGGCCGGGGTCGTCATGATGCTCGTGCCCCCGGTCACCCAGATCATCAGCGTGGTCGCCGACTTCGCCGCCCAGCTCCTCAACGCGCTGATGCCGGTCCTCGGGCCGCTGATGGACTCGCTCTCGGCGCTGCTCCCGCCGATCGGTGATCTGATCGGTTCGCTGCTCGAGCTGATAATGAGCGTGCTGACGCCGATCATGCCGCTGATCGTGTCCGTCGCCGGGCTCATCGGCACAGTCCTCGGGGTGGCCGTCAGCGCTCTGACGCCAATCATCGGGTTCCTCGTCGACGCGTTCGCCGGCTTCGTCGATTTCCTGTCCGGGCCGGTCGAATCCATCATCGGGACCATCGCCGGAGCGCTCGGGGGCCTCGCTGACATCGCCTCCACGGTGATCGGGTTCCTTGGCGACATCGGCGGAAAGGTGGCCTCCGGCATCGGCAACTTCCTGGGCTTCTCCGGTGGCGGGGTCGTCGGCTACGCAGGCGGCGGGGTCATCCACGCGGCCGGCGGGACCGTGGTGCCGGGCTTCAATCCGGGGAAGGACACGCAGCCGGCGCTGCTGTCGCGTGGCGAGGCCGTGCTCGTGCCGGAGCTGGTCCGTGAGATCGGGCCGAAGAACATCATGGCCGCGAACCGTGCGGCGTCCGGGCGGAAGGGCACGAGCGGTCCACAGGCTGGTTCCGTGCCGAGCGTGTCCCTGACGCCGATGATGGCCATGCCGACGCTCTCGACCGCGCCGCTGGCAGCACCGCCGCTGTCGGCCCCCGCGGTCGCCCCGCTCATGCCGGTCACGGCTCCAACGCCGGCGCCGTCCCCGCCAAGCTCCGGTTCTGGGCCGGGAACGCAGATCACCGTAGCCGCCGGTGCCATCCAGATCGTCGTGCAGGTCCCTGAGGGGGCCGACCCTGACGGCGAGGACTTCAAGAAGGCCGTGAAGGAAGCGGTCGAGGAAGTATTCGACGAGATTGAACGGAGAGGCTACTAGTGGCCCAGATCAAGGTAGTGCTCCCCGCCCCGAGGTCGCGAAAGAGCGCGAAGATTCGGAACAGCGCCGGCAGCACCCGCGCCATGTCCTTCGCCCCTCGTACCGCGAGTTTCTCGCAGACGGCGAAGGTCGGACGCGTGGAGCGGCCCGGGCTGAAGCCGATCACTCGTGTGACGGGCCCCGGGGCCCGTGAGGTGTCGTTCACGCAGACGGTGGCTTCTCTGGACTGGCAGAAGGACATCGAATCGGAGCTGGACTGGCTGCGGAAGTGCGCACGCCGCGGGTACAAGGTCGCGTTCTCGGGGCTCTCCGGGATGGAGTCCGGCACGTGGTGGCTGATTGAGAAGCAAGACATCGAGATCATCCAGCGGGCCCGCAACAACAAGCCATCAAGGGCGTCCGTCAGCTGGAGTCTGGTCGAGGCCGTCGACGTGTCCGTGACGGCGGCGAAGCCGAAGAAGCAGCCGAAGAAGAAGACCACCCCGAAGAAGAAGAAGCCGGTGGCTCGCACGGTCAAGGTCAAGCGTGGCGACACCCTCTGGAAGCTCGCGGCCAAGCATCTCGGGAAGGGCTCTCGGTGGCCCGAGATCTACAAGCTAAACAAGTCCAAGATCAAGAACCCCAACCGCATCTCACCCGGACAGGTTCTCAAGCTGCCCGCCAAGTAAGGAGGAACCGTGTCGAAGACTGCAACGCTCGACGGGAACAAGCTGCGCCAGGTGAAAGTGTCAGGTCAGACGCTCTCGAAGCAGCTGACGGCGGCGTGCCTTTCGGTGAAGCTGTCGGCGGCATCCGACCAGGTCACGGAGATGTCGCTGACGTTCCAAGATTCGCTGTCCCAGCGGCTTCTGACCGGTGGGCGTCTCCGCTCCGGGACGAGCGTCTCGTACGGCACGTGGTCGTGCCGGATCTTCAGCGTGTCCACCGGGGTGAACAGTGCGGGTCCGACCCTGACCGCGACGGCGGTCTCGAGTGGCGTGCACAAGCTCCGCGGGTACAAGGGCTCGAAGTCGTGGGGCACCTGGGACGTGAGCAAGTGGATCAAGATGCAGGCCCGGACCGCCGGGTTGAGCCATATCATCCAGCCGAAGCTGGGCAAGCGCGAGATCGTCCGGGTGAAGCCGGAGGGCGGGAAGTCCGAATCGACGTGGGACGTGATGACGGCCCTGGCGAAGGAACTGGGCTGCTGGATCTTCGAGTACTCGAACACGCTGGTCTTCGCGCGGCCGTCCTGGCTGCGGCTGAGGCCGGGACGACGTCACCTCCCGGTGATCATCAGCGGGTGGGACAACCTCTCTGACGGCCTCGTTGAGGTTCCCCGGTACACAGTCGATTCTACGGCGAAGAACAAGGAGACTTTGCAACTAGAGTTGATCTCGAAGGACGCGGATTCGGTGCGCCCGGGTGACTCGGTCAGGGTGACCGGTAGGGCGGCGGGTCCGCGTGAGGGCCACTGGATCGTGACCGACGTCGATTTCCCGTTCGTACGGGACAAGCCGGTCGGTGTGAAGTGTGTCCGCCCGGTTGACCCGGAGAAGCAGCCCCCGAAGCCGGCGCCGAAGTCGAAGAAGACCACGGGGAAGAAGACGAAGAAGGGCTCCCGGTCCGGGTCGCGCGCCAAGGCCTCCAACACGTCGAAGAAGGTGACCGGGTCAGGGTCGGCGTCGCCGGCGGCGCTGGCCGCACTGAGGACGTTCTCCGCCCGCTACAACGGGGCCCGGCTCGACTGGGACGGCGGGTACGGCGCGCAGTGTGTGGACTTGGCGAAGGCTTGGAACGAGTCGGTCGTGCGGGGCCCCGTGATCCGGGGCAACGGGAAGGACTGGTACCGGAACGCCGGCCGCTCCGGCGCGTACATCAGCATCCCGGCATCGGGTCGAGCATGCACCGGTGACCTCGTCTGCTGGGGGTCCTCGTGGGGCAGCGGCTACGGGCACGTCGGCATCGTCGTCGAGGACCGCGGCAGCGACCTGCGCACATTCGACCAGCTGAGCGGCAAGACCGGGTTCCATACGCTCTCGAAGCGGGGCCTCATCGGATACAGCCGACCAAAGAAATGGGCATGATGAGCATGGATCTGGCATGGTGCCCCGGAATCATCGGCGACGTGACCGGCCTCGTCGAGTATCAGGTGCGCACCGGAGCAGAGTGCGACGAGATCCGCGACCTCGTCGAGGAGACCATGATCGAGCTGGCCGAGCCGCTCGCGCAGGCCTGCGCCGACTCCGGGATCAGCCTCCCCGAGGAGGACAGCCAGATGCTCGCGGTCCTAGGTCGCGACGCCGCCAGGGCCCCACTGGCCCCGCGCTACGGGGTCGTCATGTCGCTCCCGGGCGGGCGCCTCGCCGTCGGCGTCGGACACGGGCGCGTCATCGAGTCCGCCGGCGACGGGCTCTGCCTGATCGATCAGCCCGAACCGGGCCGCTACCTCGACGCCTGGTTCCTGCCGAGCGTCTTCTACTGGGAGGACCTATGAGCCGTCTTCAGGATCAACTCGTAGCCGGGCGCACCGCGCGTGCCCGGCCGGGCGTGCAGGTCGCGCCGTCGATCATGCGCGGCCACGTGGCCACGGTGGAGGCCGGCCGCGTGTACGTGACGCTCCCCGGGGTGTCGGCGCGGGAAGTGCTCGGGCCGGTGACGGTCGCCCGTGATCTGGTCTTGGCCGAAGGGGACCGGGTGATTGTCGCCGCCGTCGGGGCTTCGTGGGATGACTTGGTGGTTCTCGCGGCCTTGTAACACGGTCCCGTCCCCCACAGGCCCGGTGGGCGCTTGCACCCTACGGGTATGGCTGAAGAGACAACACCGCGACTCGGACTCGACCGGTACACGTCGGGATCCGACCCGCATCCGTCGCGCCAGAAATTCAACCAGTCACGCGACTTGATGGAGCAGCTGATCGCTGTCGCCGAGCAGGGCACGCTGGCAGGACGGCCACCAGCGGGCCGTGGCGGCGCGTTCTACTGCGCGACGGATCAGGCCAACCGGGTCTACTTCGACACGGGTACGGAGTGGGTCGAGGTCGCTCCTCGGGGCGGCGTCACACCCTCCGGGGTCGCCGTCGCCGGCTCCTCGAACGAGGGCACCTCGAATCGCTCGGCGCGCGCGGACCACACGCACGCCCTGCCCTTGGCGACGCTCAACACTCCCGGGGCCATGTCTGCAGCCGACAAGGTCAAGCTCGATGACGCGGTCTCCATCAGCACACCGAGCAGCCTTATGTTGCGCGACGCCAACGGGCGAGCCTCCGTTTCCGGCCCCACCTCCTCGTGGCACATCGCGACGAAGGGGTACGTGGACGGGCTCAGAATCATCGCCGCAGCACACGGCAGCTTCAGCATCATGACGGCGGACTGGACCGCGATCACCAGCGACTTCTACGGCTACAGAGCTCTCCGCACCGTCACGTTCCCGTCCGGCCGCTTCAGCACCGCAACAGGCCTGATCGTGCACGGCGGCGCCTATACGAACAGCCCCGATAGATACAGCCCGGTCACCGTCTCTGGGCTGATCAGCAGCCAGTGCACCTTCGCACTCGCCAGCACCCACGACGCCGCCGTGTCCGTCAGGTGGTCGGCCTTCCTGATTGGGGAGTGAAGCGGCCATGGACGCAAGCGCAGACGCCACTGCACTGATCCCGTGGGAGCTCGTCGGGACCATCACCCCGCCCGGCCTGCTGAGCCTCGTCATCATCATGATCTTGACCGGTCGCCTCATCCCGAAGGCCACGTACGACGCGGCGCAGCGGGCTCGGGACCAGTGGCAGCGGACCGCGGAGATGCTCAGGGAGACCAACCAGGTTCAGGCCCAGACCATCGAGAAGCAGACCAGTGTCGGCGACACCGTCATCAAGGTCATGTCCTCTCTCCAAAAGGGCGGGGGCGAGGAGACATGACCACGATGACCTGGCCGTTCTCCCGGAGAGCCCGGAAAATTGCGCGCGCCGCGGAGACCGAGGCACTCGCCGCCCAGATCACGGCCTCCATGGAGCGCAAGGCTGCCCGGGAAGAGCTTCGGGCCGCGACGGTGCGCGCCGCCGAGCTCGCGCGGATCAACGAACGCAACCACTTCTCCGAGCACATCACTGCGGCTTTCCGGCCGAAAGGCGGTCCGGCATGAGCGCGGCCGCCGGAGTCCTGCTCGCTGCCTGCGCGCTGATCTCCGTCCTGAACGCCGTGACGTGGCATGCGATCACGCGAGGCGCGTGGCGCCGCTACAGCGCCGGCCGCACGGTGATGTTCCTCGTAGCCGCCGTCGGCCTCCTCACCGGAGCCGCCAGCATTCACCTGCTCTTCCCCGACCTCCACACCGGACCGGTCGTCGGAACTGCAGCCATCCTCCTCGCCGCCCTCGTCTACATCGGGGCGACCATCCACCGCATCAACAGCCCCCGAAAAGGAGACCCCAAGTGAGCACCGAACCATACCCCAACGGGATCGTCGATCCCGACGACGAGACTCTCGACTGGCAGCGCGATCTACACGGAGCGATGGCGGACTACGCCGACGACGACGAGCCCAAGACGCTCGCCGCAGGAGAGGAGGAGGGCGACTGATGGCACGCGATACACGCATCTTCAAGACCCTCCAGAAGCACGGCCTGAAGGTCGAATACGTGGAGGGCTGGACCGAGCGCGGCTCCGCGTTTTTCGCGCCCGAGGGCGTCCTTTCGCACTGGACGGCCGGACCCCGAGGAGCCAAGGGCCGGCCGTCGCTGCGCGTCTGCACATACGGGCACAGCACCCTGCCGGGCCCGCTCTGCAACGTGTACCTCGCCCGCGACGGCGTTGCGATTGTCGTCGCGGCCGGTCGCGCGAACCATGCCGGGTACGGCCTCTGGAAGGGCCTGACGGGAAACACGAAGCTCTTCGGCATCGAAGCCGAGGCCGCCGACGGGAACGACTGGACAAACGCCCAGCGCGAGTCATACCCGAAGGTGGTGGCTGCCCTCCTCGAACTGGCGGGCACAAAGGATGCCTCGTTCATGGCGGGCCACTCCGAGTACGCGCTGCCGCGCGGCCGGAAGATCGACATCAACGGCTACACCACGGACCGACTCCGCAAGCAGGTTCAGGCCGTCATCAACGGCGAGAATCTCGAGGTCGCCCCGGCCGGTGAGGTCGAGGACAAGGTGGAGCCGACGAAGCCGAAGCGCGGCAAGAAGCAGAAGAACTCCTCGCCCCCGAACGGCTCGACGAAGTTCCCGACCGACTACCAGGACCTCGACCTCGACGGGAAGCTCGGGCCGATGACGGTCGGCGCCGCCCAGATCCTCATGGAGGCCATCAAGATCGGTGTCCGCTACAACCAGCGCTGGGACGGGGACTTCGGCTCCCGCACCGTCAAGGACGTTCAGGAGTGGCTGCGCGCGAACGGCTTCTACAAGACCACCACGAAGGGCGTCCCGCTCCTGATCGACGGTGCCCCGGGCTACTGGTTCTGGCGCGAGCTGCAGCGGTTCCTGCGCTCGCGCGGACACTACGTACGGACCAGCAAGGGCCTGCCGCTCCGCGTCGACGGCTCCGCCGGCTACTGGACGATCTGCGCCCTCCAGTCGTACCTCAACACCCAGAACGGAAAGTGATCATGCTGACCAGTATTCTCCGCACCGTCATCCCCACGCTCTGGGGTGGCTTCATCGTCTGGCTGATCGGCGCGATGCCGGTCCTCGCCCCGCTCAAAGCCGACTTGCTCGCGTACGGCGATCTACTCGTGCCGTTCCTCGCCTCGTTGATCATCGGCGCCTGGTACGCGCTCTGGCGGTGGGCCGAACCGCGGATGCCGGCATGGTTGGTCCGGATCTTCCTCGGCTCTGCCCAGGCCCCGGTGTACGCGTCGACGGCGCCCGCAGGCTGGGTGGATGACGGCGTCCTGCCGGACGACTCCGACCGGCACTAACTCCCAACGACCTCCCAGCACCGCTGAGAGTTGGGAGGTCGCCAGCCCCCGCGGGACGGCGGGGTGAGACCGTCCCACCGCCGGACCCTCGGAGTACCGGTCACCCCGAGGGCCTGGCACACGTAAAACTGCCCCCACTCATTCAAGAGTGGGGGCAGTTTCATGCCTTACAACCGTGAAGGGTTAGCAGGTGTTCGCGCTTTGGACGCCGGAGATAATCGCGCCGGTTAGTGCACCGATCATGATTCCTCCGGGTCCGGCGGCGGCGCCGGTGAGTGCCCCTCCGCCGAGTCCCCAGAGGAGATTGTCGCGAGCGCACTTCTGGTTGACGTACGGCTTGGCAATGAGTCCGCCGCCGAGGACGCCATTCTCAGAGGCCTCCCGTTCGATTTTGTAGAAGATGTCCACGGACGTGCCATCGCTCGAAATCGAGTATGTGACGTCTACGAGGCCAGAACCGTCCGGAAGTTCCATCTGCTTTTCAAGGATCTCGACAGTAGTGCCGTTCTCGTCGAGAACTAGGACGGACCCGGCATCCCCGGATGCGAAGGTCCCGCCAGTGAGTTCAGCACGGAGGAACGTCTTCCCGTCTTCGTGGTGTCCGGTCAGCGAGTATCGCGGACTGGTCTCCGAGTCTGTGGAGCTCGTGACGGCGGGCTGCTCTGCCGCGGTCGACGCGGGCGCGGACATCGCGACCAAGCCGATGGCGACGACGAGAGCCATCATTGGTTTTGCCGTCTTCAACGGCGCCTTGGCGAACCTTTTCATTTCTCCCCCTGGTTCGGTTCGGCCTGCTTGGCCGATTTTCTGGAGCGCTGCGCATGACCGACAGCCATGGCCACCGCACCGATGATGATGGTGCCGCCGAGCATGATGCTCTGATCGCCGAGGGGCTGCTGGTCTCCGATAGCGTTCCTGATCAGGAACACCGCGAAGAAAACCAAGGCTCCCCACAAGGCGCCGATTGCTGCGTAAAGGATGTGAGACTTCATGCATCCCTTTCTAGTCGGTGGCTATAGTCGCACCCGATTGTCTCAGTGTATTAGATGTACAAGCAGACTATCTAAGTGCAGGTCACGAGGCAAAATCGACGATTGGACAAGAGTCTCCACCATCGAGATTCCGCAGCGCCCCCAGTCGAGTGAATGGAAGAGACTCGACCCCCCAGGCACGAAACACATACACAACCGCCCTGACCGTCGGGGGCAAGGGGAGTTTCCTGCGCTAGATCCAGACAGACCAGATACTGGCCGCGGTAGCTAGGACTGCCCCGAGCCCAACCATGAAAAGATCAGCTCCGGCTAATCCGAGAAGGGTGCTCGGGTGCTTCGACTCGTCGTCCCCGAACTGCTTATTGAAGTCGGCGAACGTAAGGTAGTAGACGCCGTGCTGGTCGTACTCTTTCCGTTTCTCGCGTTTTAACGCCTCCAAACGATCATGTAGCGCCTTCGCCTCCGGAACTTCCATCACGCGACGTCCGTCCTTGGGGCGCTTCGGGCCGAGGAGATACTCATTGAACCCATCCTCGAGGACTTGGATTCTCGGGCCATATTCGGAATCGATGCGAGCGCGATGCTGCTCGGAGCGTCGGTGAGCCGCTAAATGCTTCCGGGCTTTTACGTAGGTGATGATTAGCTTGGTTGCGGGCAGACTAAACGCCACCGCATACAGAACACTAATAATGACTTGATGAGTCACGTGGTGACCATTGACCTCTCGTGCGGCAGGCTCGTCATTCCGAACTTACGTCGTCACGGCTTAGTTCATCGGACTGGTCAACGGCATCCTGCTCCTCGGCGTAGTGCGGGTTGAGCCGCCGAGGAGGGCGAGCACTATCTGTGATCGATGCCGCATCCTCGTGGTACTCGGGTTCTTCGGTAATAGTTCTCGGCATAACTAGCCTTCCTGTTCACTCGGGACAAACCTTGTCCCCCTCAATACTACCAGAGTTGGATTTAATGAGTTTCCTAATCTCGTAGGCTGCCTGATCCTCGGGAATCACTGCTTCCAAGGGGCCCGCGGTTGACCCGCTAAAATCTGATGCCATGAACGGCCGTCAATCACTCGAGTACGGGCCTCCCCGCCGCTACACGGTGTGCCTGGTGTGCGGCGGGGCCATCAATGAGGGTATCGAGCCTGTGTGCTCGGACGCCTGCTGGAACAGGATCAGCGAGCACCTGAGGTTAGACGAGCTGCCCGACGGGCTGAGCCGCAATGCGCAGATCCAGCAGCTCGCGGCCTTCGGCCGCCGCCTCTCTTGGGTGGGCGCCTGGTTCGGGCTGTCCTACGGCACGGTCAAGAACATCGCGAGGGGCGTCCCGCGCCCGCGCACGCCGCGCCAGTCCGAGCGGCTTGGCCGAGGCTGGCTCGACCGACGCCCCTGACGCCGACAGCGCCGGTTACCGCGAGAAGGCCACGATGATCTCAGAATCCGCCGTCTCGACTTCGCACCGGGTGAGCTGCGGCAAGTCATAGCCGCCGATGCCGATGCATCCGCGACCGACAGTCTCCAGCTCGCCCTTCATGACGTCGCGCGAGGCCGTCGACGCGGGCAGCTGCACGGTCACTCGGACGGTGTTCGCGTCGATGGGGCCAATGCTGCTCACGTAGCCGACGAGGGTCTCGGATTCGCCGAGCATCTCGGTGAACGACCCGACCCCGCCGAGCCCGGCCAACCATGCCTCCTCGACGGCGCCGGGGAGTTCGTCGGTGGCGAGCCAGTCGGCGCGAGCGGCTTCGACCTCTGCGCGCTCTTCGTCCTTCTGACGCTGCTCCTCTTCAGCTTCGGCGGCACGGGAGGCCCGAGCGGCCTCAGCGTCCTTCTGACGCTGTTCGGCGACGGCTTCGCGTTCCGCGGCCTGCTCGCTGGCTTCTGCGCTTGCGGAGGCCGCTGCGGCCTCGGCGGCGCGTTCGCTCTCCGGCTGGTAGCCGGTGGCCTGCAGGATGAAGCCCAGGACGAGGACGGCAGCGGCGACGATGCCGATGATTTTCCAGTTGGGCTTGCGCTTGGTCGTGCTGGTCATGATGGTCTGTCCCTTCGAAGTCAGTGGTCTCAGGCGAGCGCGTCGGCGGCGATGCGGTCAGCATCGAGTGCAAGGTGCCCATACACCTCGATGGTGGTGCTGATCGAGGTGTGTCCGAGGCGTGCCTGGATGGTGGGGAGCGGCACTCCGGCAGCGATCAGCCAGGAGGCGTGCGTGTGCCTGAGATCGTGGACGCGCGGCGTTTTGAGGAGCCGGTCGGTCAGGTTCTCGTCTGTAGCCCGGTCGATGGCGGGCTTCCAAGTGCCGTTGTAAAAAGTCCCATTGGTCAGCTGTCCCCCTAGCTGATTGGTGAAGACGAGTGCGGTCATCTTCAGTGGTGAGACCCATGTTACAAAGCTGTCGGTCATGGTTTTCGGGAGCATGATCGTGCGGATGCTGGCCTGACTCTTGGGCGCCCCGATGCGCCACCCGTTCGGGGTGGTCTTCCAGGCCTTCGTGATGTCGACGGCGAAGTGGCCGGAGTCGAGGAGCTGGAAATCCTCTTTGGTGAGGGCTGTGGCCTCGCCGAAGCGTGCCCCGGAGTTGACGAGCAGCCGGCAGAAGAGCCGGAACTTCTCGGGCAGGTGGGAGTCGAGGATCCGGTACTCGTCGTGGGTGAGGAACGTGGCGCGGCGGCGCGTCATGGTGCCGCGCGGGACCGCGATGCCCTTGGCCGGGTTGTCGTCGAGATGCCCGGCCTCGACGGCCCAGGCGAGGGCCGAGGAGAGCAGGGCGTGGACGTTCTTCTTGGTCTTCGGTGCAAGGTCGAGACTGTCGAACCAGGCAATGACCGCTGCCCGGTCGAGGAACTCGAGCTTCGTGGTCCCGAGCGTCGGCGCGATGTGCCGGCGGATCATGGCTTCGTAGCGGCGCTTCGTGTCGGGCTCGATGCCCGTGAGGTCCGCGAGATAGGCGGTGAGAACCCGCTCGAGCTGCGGAGTGAGGGATCGGGCTTCGGCCATGGCCTTGTTGGCGAGGGTGAAGCTCTGCCCGTTGGCGTCGAGGAGCCGGCGGACGAGCTCGGCTTCGGATTCGCTGGCCGCGGTGAAGCTGGTCTGCTTCCGCGCGTCTCGGTCGCGCCAGAGGACGCGGTGCACGAGGGTGCCGTCTTTGAGGGTGGATAGCCTGATAGAGGCCAT